GTGGCGTCAAGATGGTTTTCCCCGGCTGGCGTCAAGGGAGTGCCAGGGGGTGTCTGTTCTGGCTGAGTGGTTATAGAGCCACCTGGGTCGGATGATAATGGTGGTATATCAGTTGCTTGTAGGATGTGAGCAATCTGTGCTCTGAGATCTGCTACTTCTCTTTCAAGCTTTTTTTCTTTTTCAGATTGATGAGAGGGCGCGTCGTCGCTAGACGACATATTACTTTCTTTAAGAGTATCTTTAGAAGTATCTTTATTAATATCTTTAGCACGCTCAACTTGTGCTTGATCTTGTTCACCAAACGTATCAGGCTTGTCATTTTTCGTGAACAAGCTTGTATTGTTTCGTGAACAAGTTTGTTCTATTTCGTGAACAAGTTGAGCGCTAGGAACCTTTGCAAGCTCAACTTGTTCTTTTTGTGAACAAGAAAAGAAGAGCCTGTTAATCTCCCAAATATCAATAATTGTAATGTGATATTTGGGCATACCTTTTTCCCGCCCGTTCCTCGCTTTTTCTCTTTGTATCTCTGCATGGACAAGACCTGCATCGTGGAGACGTGGCAGCATCTTACTTAGTGCGCTGACAGAGTATCTGGTCTGCCCACTTAGTTCTCTCAGGGAAACAAAGCGTGGTTTCATATCCCAATAAATGCGACGAAGATCGCTATAGAGGTATTTCTCCTCTTTGGTAAGATCGCAATAAGCGATAAATAGGATGTTGGGAACGCGGGTGAAGTTTTTGGAATAACTCTCGTTATCAACTTTCTCGTCTTTGATACTCATGCAGCACCGCCCACTTCTTCCGTAGAATTTATAGTGACATCCCACATTTTGAGTGTGGAGTATGTTTGTTTTATAGGGCTGACGTGTTCAACAACTACGCCAAACTGTGAAAAGACCTCGATGAATCGTTGTGTATTAGGACCGAGATAAACAAAACAGGTGCCAAACATCTGTTTATAGTTATTGGCTGTTTTATGTGGCACCAGGAAAGTAACCCGGTGGTCTGGAATACAGATAGGGAATTGCCAGAGAGGATAAAACCATTTAGCATTGACTTCAGTGGTTACCAGGGCTATAGCCTGATGAACTTTGCCTTGCTCATACGACTGGAGTAACTTCTCGATGAATAAACCTATGGTACTCTTACGTGTGGCTTGCATTTTGGCTGTGCGACCATAAGGGGGGTTCAGCCACAGAGTACGTGCTTGCCAATCCTGATCGAGTCCATTTTGTTCTTTGGTGTAGTAGCGATCAGCTTTAACGATTTGATTGGCTGCAGCACACGATGCCGGGTCCAGTTCGATTGAACCCATAACTAGACGTGCTGCCTCGGTATACTTTGGGGGAGTATACCATTCGGCGCTTTTTGTGACAGGGAGTATTTCACTCATGATATTCCCTCCGATCACCACCCAGGTCTATTAGCCCATCTGTTATACAAGGCTTGCATTTCCTTGCCAAAACAGTGCATAATAGAGTTAGGCGGCGTAGTGAACTAAGGGTGCTATCGAACCGGGTCCAAGCGATAGATAGCACCTGAGCTGCTAAAGTTTTATTTTGTTGGCTGATGTCAGCCCTTAATTGCCGTCTTGAGATTCCCTCTCTTCGATGTAACGCCTTAATTCTTCGGGTTTGATCTTCCACCGACCTGTACGTCCACCAAGTTTGAAGCCGCGTATTTCTCCACTCTTGAGTTTCTCTCTGACGCTGGCCTCTGTCATTCTGAGAATGCGAGCCACATCCTCTGGTGTAAGTAGTTCTTCCATCGCTAGCATTGTAGCCCTCCTGCTGTATTCCATAACCTACAGATAGTATACCATAGGATTTTATATATATCTGTACCTTGCGTTTATTGTGCGTATATCCGTTATACTCACTGTTACATGTTTTGTTGTGCGCAGTTGCGTTATTGTCGAAATAAGAAATAAGTGTCACGTTGTCCTGCTTCCCTGTTATTCAGTTGGTTGGTCGTGTTGTGTCTGCATTGCTCGTTGATGTGCTTGCTCGTTTTTCGTGTGCAGTTCAGCACAGAGCAGGGCACGCAGTATGCCGGTCATTGGCAGCCGCGTCCTGTAGGTCTTTGATTTGGGCCTGGATAGCTGCGTAGCGTTGTTCTTCGTTCATAGTTGTGTGCCCTCCGGTAACTCAGGCATATCTGGTATGGCGTTGGCAATCTCCGCGATGGTGAGTCCTTCGTATTTGGCGATGGTGCTGCCACTGGCTGGTATTGTTCGCCAGACGGTATGCAGTACGAGATCATAGGCCCGACGTGCAAGGAGTTGTATAACTTCCTGTCTTTCATTTATTTCCCAGAAGCGTTTTGCATCGAGCATATCAAGTGCATTCGTTTCGAGTAGTTCATCGATAAGTTGGTCAGCAAAGCCTATGAAGTGTGTATCACGTCGGTTGTTATCAGATGGGACAACAGTTATCTTCACTGGCGTGTAACCTGTGTAGACGACCCGCTTCTGCATCGCGCGTACCATCGTCCAGGCGTTAGGTGCTTGAGCAACGCCATCAATGATGTCGGCTTCAGCGATAGTTTGCCAACCAGCGCCGTTATTGATTTGAAATTGTGCTTTGGGATTGTTTGCATTCATAATTGTCAAATCACCTCCGTTGTTATGAGCAAAGAAAGACAGCCCTCTTTGTGCTGAAAGCCAGGGATAAGTTCAATGCGATCCTTGAAGGCACTGCTATATCCTGCGTAATAGGCCCTACAATCACGGCAAGAGACTTCGATGTGACCTTCGTGGCCCTCCTCCACTGTGACTATGGTGGCTTGGATGTGTTGTACCATGCGCTGGTAGACATCTGTGTCGATGCGAACCCATGGGGGCACTCCACCTTCTGCACTCATCACATTTTTGAGTCGAAAGGCTATGCTAGTAATGACTCTCTCGCGTTGTGCGGGATGAAGTGTGATAATATTGCCGCATTCTTGAAATAGCTCAGAAATAACGGTGCTAACGATTTCGCTCAGTCTCACGGTTGTCATCTCCATGTAATAAATTGTCTCATCCAGTCTAGTTCTTGTTGGATTGCTGCGAATGAGGCATATTCTGCTCTGCTCAGTTCAATGAAATCGGTAATCAGGTCCCGCTTGAAATCGGCTATGGATTCGCCTTTGGTTGCGCCCAAACCGTAGACGGTCGTATGTTCATTGGTAACAGAGTACCAACCGTCAATGGTACGGTGAATGGTTACTACGATAGGTTGGGCAAACTTGCGATGAGAGGGCAGCCTGCCGGAGAGATGGTGTGTGCTCATGGTTGTGACTCCTCTGGTTTATCGATGAGGGTCTGACTATAAGGCTCAGAATATTCCAGCAATTGGAATTGCCATTTATCATCGAGCATTGAGATGACATTGACGAGATTATGCTTTGCCGATACATGGAGTTCTTCATTCTCGTACCATGCTTGTTCAACTTTGAAGTAGTAAAGAGTTGTCTCGAAGGTCACGACAATACGTTTGCCTACCAGTTGCGCAGGAAGGGTTTCATTTTCTTCTCGGGCAAATGGGTTTATGATAAAGCACATGTGTCTGTCGCGCATGTAAAGAATGCCTTTTTTCATACTGGTATCTCCATCTCCTCTTCCAACCAACGCAAAAAGCTTATGGCATCCTCAATTCCGTAGCCCTGCTCTAACACCTCCTCACTCAGCCACATGTCACGGATGAGGCGAGAGAGCCATAAGCGTGGTACAAGTTCGCCTGGCTTAAGTGGCATGGCCTTGATAGTGGTAATGCACTTCTGACGAAGCACTTCATCGTGGATGCCACTGTCGGTTGCGCCTCCATCATAAGCGTAGAGGCCATCTAACGCGTCGCGTAGTTCTTGTTCTGTCATGACTCATCTCCATCAGGCTCTACCGTGACATTGCCACGCAGAATCATCGTGCAACCATAACCACTCTTACATGAGCAGGCGTGTGGTGGTGTACGGGCCAGCCACACGTAGCCATCGCGTCCTGGTTTAGCCTCTTTGACAAAGCCACAGGGCTGCCCGTCTAGCGTGGACTTCCAGAAGCGAGGTAAAAGCCATTGCCGAACGCTGATAGTGCCCTCTTCTTGCTCTGGTATCTCTTCAGGGTGACACTGCCAGCAAGAACACTCGTGATCCTGCGCAACTGCTGCAAGTTGGGTATGATTGCCTTGAGGTGTGATGGATATGCCCTCTAACACTATTTGGCGCGGGTGTGGTTGAAGTGCTAGGCCTCGCCTGGAGATGAGACCGTCCCATCTTACATCGAGAAAACCGCCATTTTTACTCATGCTCTGCTGCCTTCCGTAAATATTGGGTAACTATCATTTTCCGCTATCCGCCGAGCCGATTGCTACCGGGCTCACGCTTGACTGCCTGTCGTGCCAGCAGAACCTGAAAGCTCGTTGTTACTCTCTTGCTCCAATGTCTTCAGCAACTCCACGATTTGCTCCTCGTTCAGCGATTCAATATCCCAACGCCAGCCGAGGCACAGCCAGATTGCGCCACCGGCTGAACGTGCCACCATGACTGCATTGGACTTGCGATAGTGTGGCGAACTAACAATATGGCGATCCGCTTCGATCAGATGAGGTGGAACTTTGTTCATCTGGCATGTCCAGCCATGTTTGGTACAGATTGCTTTGATTTGCCTCGTGCTAAGACGGGTTACATCTTTACCTGTCTCTAGCCCATTTTGCTTAGATATTTGCATGATTGTGTGTATCCACTTTCCACATATGATAATATTGTTCGTGATGTGTTGTACCTGTGTAATTACACAGGTGTGTGAAATAAGTGCAAGAGCCTGCATTGACGGTTGAGAGTCGTGCAGGCTCTTTGCGTTTAGTTTGTTCTCATTGCCGCCAGCCGCTTTTCATGGATAGCATTCAGCACTTGGCAACTCTGGCACTGGCAATCAATAAAGTTGTAGCCTTTAGCGTAGTGAGTCCCACCACAGGGCACGATTACATCACCGCAGAACTCCACCATCTCAATGATACGGTTGCCAGTATGTAGGGCAACGCCCCAATCGGTAATGGGTTCGAGGGTGAACTGCTGGCCTTCTTTGACTTCGGGCAGTTCGTCAAGGGCCAGGGTGATAAGTTGCGCTAGGGCTTCAAACATTATTCATCCTCCTGAGAGTTGAGTATCTCATTCACTTTCTGGACATTTTCATCATCAGTGAGAAAGTTGCCGAGATGCCAACTGCGACGACGTATCTGCAGTGCTGTCATAGCAACTTGGAAGTTCTGTTCGTCCAGACTGGTCACGAAATCAACAGGAGAGGCCTGTGTGTATCCTGCGTTAAACAAATTGCCTGCCAACTGAATGAGAGCAAGATAGCCACCAGACCAGTGCTCATTGGCTATTAGCTCATCAAACTTGATCCCATCGCGACCCACGTAACTCTTAGCTCGTTCCCACGTGCCACTATTGGAAGTCAAAATGTATAGTGCCGCCCCGTACTCCTCGTTAATGTGCCCTTCGTAGATTTTTCCGGTTTGTTGAATGGCAACAAGGAAACGCTGTCTGTGATTCTCGGATTTGAAAATGATTTTCATTTGTGATCCTCGTACTGCTTGATAATGTGTTGCACCATCTTATGTACTCGCTCAATATCATCTGGTGTTGGTAACAATCCCTCGCGTTCGAGATAAGCGTGCTCTATCTCGCGCATCTTTGCAAAGAGTTCACTATCGTGTGCAGCCCGCTCTTCTAGCTCAATCGTCAGGTCAAGGTCGTGGTCATCCCACGGGTGTTTGTCGAAGAGTGCCTGATACAGTGCGATATCATTGGCTCTGCTCAGTTGTTCGCCACGTTGCGCGGCGGCGATGGCTTGCTCGAAAAAGTCTTTCACAATATTTCCTCTTCATCCTCGGTGACTATGAGATCGTTTGCCTTGACCTCGATTGTTCCCTTATCGGTGCGGCGTTCCCCTTGCCACTTCACGGAGCCATTCAGGGCATAGCCCCACGGGCTAAGAAAGTGCTGGATAAGAAATTGCAGCCATTCTACGTAGTCGTAGAACTTCTCTGCTCCATTCCACTTAATGGCTGTCCCTTGCTCATTAGGTGCCCATTTGCACCATAAGCCAGGAACGCCAGCAGGAGTGGGGTTATAGTTAACCAGAGCAGGATGATAAGCTGGACGCCCATTGCAGCTATAGTGTGTGAGGCTGATACTGTAATCTGTAATCCCGGTAAAGTAGATGCTGAATAAGCCTAATGGTAGTTCTGCTGCTTCGCGTATTGGATCGGGGATAGATGGTAACATGCTCTCATTCCACAGCATATGGCGCGTCTCCGCAAAACGCTCAAGGTAGGCTTTGTGTCCTGGCGTTAGTGGTTTGTCTAAATCGAATTGTCCTTCAAATGTTGTCGTGTATCCCATCGTTAACTTGCTTTCTGCTAGTGGTTGTAAATTGCCGGATTTTCGCAGTTCTTCAATGCCCACTTCACCCACCAGTCTAGCCAGACGAGTCTGGCTAGGATAGGGTCAAGTCCATTGCTAACGTAGTCATTGCCCCAATGGAATTCATCAAATCCAGGTTGCGCATCAGGGTGTCTTGCTTTCCATCGGTTGAGGGCCTGCTCAATAGCCAGAGCGTGTTCAACATGGAGTGCTGTATGTCCAGGGTGCTCACGCATAAGACCGGTTTCACGGTTGAAGAAGAGATCGCGGAGTCCCACCTCATCGCAGAACTCTCCCCACTGGCTATAGCCGGGATGTCTGCCATTGCTGTTTTTCGTCATTTCATCGTTGGGGAATGTTGGCGCGTCCGGTTGGTGTATCTCTTTGACCATAGGATCGTAGTAACAAACTTTGCCATTGACGACGCGAGAGTAGCCTGTGGTGTACTCTTCGTCCTCTTCGATTGGCTCCATTTTGAGTTCGCCGATGTAGATTGAATAACTCATGCTTGTGCCTCCTGAACTGTGGTTTGTTGCTTCTCTGCCATAATCGCGGCAATTTGACGATCAACCTTTTCCTGGTGCTTATCGTATCGGGCCTCAAGCAATGCCTGGTTCTCTGGTGTATCAGGGAGGACAGCATCAGATTTGCAAATGCTACGAACGCCTGTAGACCACTTGACGCGCACATACTCAGTACTCTCGCGGGTCCAACTTTCAAGAACAAAGCCTTCGTAGATGCCATCACTGATGTTCTTCTTGAGCACTTTGTCAAATTCTGCGTACATGATTATTCCTCTCCCAGCATCTCCCTGATATCGAGGATGTCTCCCATCGCTTGTGTCAGATCCAGGTCTATTTTCTTGAGTGCCAAGTCCTTGTGTAGCGGCGAGAGTGTATCTAAGGCACTCTGTACTGTAACCTCAAGATTGTAGATGAGATCACGTAGACGGTCTTCATCGATGCGACTTTGCTTCGTGGTTGCTTCAGCGTTCATATCAGCCCTTTCTCATTATAATTCTTGTGTTCAATATCGTACAATCATATTGTCTAAATTATAGATTATGGTACTACTGTATGTCAAGTGCTAACGTTTTATCGGATTGACGTGATATCATAATTGTGTATAATTAAAGACAGAGTAATCAGCCTGAGGAGGGAATCATGAACAAGCAGCAAGATACAATAACATCTCAAGAAGCAGCCGATATGTTGGGTGTTGAACTTGGCTATCTGTACTTTTTGAATAGAACAAACCAATTGTCGCCTATTCCGCAAAAAACAATAAAGCAAAAGCCAAGATTGAAATATCGCCGCTCTGATGTTCAGGCATTCTTGGAGAAACAAGAGCAAAAAGCCAAGGAGGATGACTTTCGACACCTCCAACCTGCCAGTTAAAAATAAATGATATGGGGCACGTTGCTCTGGTGCCCCGTTATATTTTCCACACATACGATTCCCCAAATATACTTGTAAAGAGTAAGTTACTAAGTTTCGCAGTTGGTATAAACCCCGTAAAATCGGAGCCTTTTCTTACAAATCCTCATTCCAACACGAATACTCTCGCCACAATCCCGGCCAAAATACCAGCGGCCAGCCCAGCATCAGCAACACGATAGCCAGTGGTACGCTGCCCATGAGGCCGAGTGTGAAGAGTGCGCGATCTCTGCGGTTCATGATTGCTCCTGATATTCTGCGAGTGCATCAGTGACTCTTGATCGTAAGTCTGTTTCGTCTGTGTGTTCAATATGGGGCATGCACTCTCGCAAGAGACGCACGATCTTATCGTTCTCTTGTTGTGTGCGCTCAAAGCGGACAGCCCTCATCATAATCTGTGCCCACGGGAGATCGGCCCGGTCTTTGCGTTTGTGATAGAGATCGAGTAGTTCCGTGGTGGATAGCTGAAATATGATGCTGTCGTTGACATTGTCTGCTGGCTGGTCTTTCATTGGGCACTCCTTGTCACCTCTGCTAGCTGCCACGCCTCGGTTACTTCGCTGAACGGCACGCTCAAATCCTGCAAGCAGAGCATCATCTGTACCAGAGCGCGGAAGCCTACTTTTTTTTGGTATCTCACTGCAATATCTTCTATTTGTTCTATGGTGAATCCTGCTTCTTTGAGTTTTTGTAGTTCTTGAATATCCATCCTCGACATATCCCTTCTATGGTATTTATTTGACTCTTTTGTTGTCTTGTAGTTTCTGTTTACCTTTTTCTGTCAGCCGGTACGTGCCGTCTCCTCGGTTGTAGCTCACCCATCCGGGCAACTCCATCTGGTAGAGGCTCGGTAAGTTGCCTTCGTCTTTCATGTTTCGAATGGTTTGATTGATGCGTCCAAGCGTTGGGTTCCCGTTCCTTTGATACGTTCTCTGCGTATTCATACCTATATATACTCTTTTGCTTGTTTACCTTCTTGTAGCCGTTCGCTACACTCAAACCGCTTGTTATAAATTATATCCAGATCAGGATTAGGCGGTCTGTTGAGCAGTGGGTTGTTGCTCTGTACCGGGCTGCGATAGCGCACTCCATACGGCGATGGTGGCTCCTGCCCGCGTTTATATCGTGGTCGGTAGCCCTTTGTATCGTTTCTGCACAATACGAGCGATATGATGCAGCAGAACAGTAGTGCAGCCAGGAGTACTATAGCAATCATGGCTCGTCCTGCACAGTCTCATAAAGTTCAGCGCACTCCTGGCACATTCTGTTTATCTCTGTACTTAGCTGGTCTGTTGGCTTGCGTACGGCACAGTGCATACAGCAGAACGTCTCGTGTTGTGGCTCAGGTGGCAGTGCTGCTCTTTGCCAGCATTCCTCGCATACTTGCAGAACAAGTACAGCAAAGGCCCATGCAATGAGCGCCTCGACAAAGTGCCTACTAGAGATGAAATCAAAGCCTCTCGCCAGAATGATACCGAGTAGGGTGATGAGCACGATCATAGGGTTTGTTCCTGTTCCAATGGATCACTCGATGGGAAAATCTGTTGAATCTCTTCTTCCGTGACTCGTTCTCTCATTCTCCTGGTACGAGATCCCCAGGCATATCCAATGGTGCATCCAATGATGGTTATGACAATGGCTGCCAGGGCTGTCAACTCGTAGGCGGCAAATGCGGCGCTATTCATTTCAGTTCTCCTGTCAGGTAGTATCCCTCGCTATCTTCAGCAATGAGCCCTTTCGACAACATTTCATCGAGACGGGTTGCAACGCTCTCTCTGGTCGGGAAAAGAACAATGTCCCGGCTATCTGGGCCGATTGCATTGCTCCGAACCGTGGCGAACACATCGAATCTCCCATCTTTGTCCTGAAAGCCAATAATGAGGCTATGTTCGCTCATAGGGTACCTCGCTGATACTGCCTTCGACGTAGACGCCCATGTGATCGAAGTGGACATCCGTATTCATGTTATTGTAGTTTGAACTTGAGAAAGTAAACGTTTGCTGCTGTTGACGTTGACGTAACTGTTCAATAATTGTGGCGTCCTGGCCGCGAGAATTTTCGATGTTGATACTGGTCATATCGGAGTTCACGGTTTATGCTCGCTTTCGGCCTGATCAGGTTCCTCTTTAAGTTTGTCAGACAGCACTTTGACATCGGCGATAAGTTGGTTGATCTGTGTTTGTTGTTGGAGCAGCATCTCTTCAATCCGCTCCAACGCTTCAAGAAAAAAATCCATGCTGCCCCTGCCTTTCTTCTGGTTGCCTAAGTCGATGGATTGAGCAAGGCGTCAAGTGTCGATTTTTTGATACGGTACGCCTGGCGTGCTCTCACATGGGGAAGTGTTACGGCCTCCAGTGCGCCACTTTTAACCCAACGCCTGACCGTTGTATCGTCAACTCGTAACCGGCGCGCAACTTCGCGGACGGTTAGCAATTCATCCGTTGGCTGTTCTATTGACTGTTGTGCTTTCTGTTTCTTGGCAAGTTTTTCTTGGTTCATTTCGGTATTTCTACTTTCTTTAATTGTTGCGTTGACATTGGCTCAGTAACATAATCTGATTTGATAGCGCGGTGGCTGGTAGTGAGAAGTCCATCATCTTCATCTTCGTAATCGCCAGGTGGGACATCTTCGCCTATGGCCCGGTAGCTGCGCCAGAGGCGAAAGGGATTAACAGGATTGATTGATCGATGTTTCCGAGAGAATAATTTCAATGAATCCTCATTCGCAAATGAATTGGTCTCCAAGATACTTGTCAATCACGACAAGCACACGCGTACCGGGAAAGAACTTGCCTTCATCCAGCAAGGGACTTAGCGTCAGGTTATTTATAGCCGTCATTTTGATGATGTGAGGCATACAATCAAAATCTTCAAAAAACTCTTTGTCGGGGTGCAAAGTGATAAAACGTGCCTGGTAGCAGTTGCGTATGGTTTCCTGCCCCTGTTCTATAAGCTTTTGTTGGATGTGTTTGAGTTCATCCAGTGCGTCCTGGTAGGTATGATGGTTGCTTGTCGGCTTGTTTGGTTGTTGATCTTGTGTAATATTTTCCATGATTTCTCCGGTGTTCGGTAATGGTCGCGGTGTATTCGCTTTCTCGATGATGCTATGTGGAAGTGGTGTAATGGGATGCATGATAGTATCTTGATCAGCTAATTGCTGCATGGTGGGAGACCACGGCGAGATCAGGGGATCAGTATCAGGAAACAGCGTCGTGTCTCTCCTGCTTAGCAACGTCATGAGTTTAGCGTGATACAACTCTAACTGTTTTTTGACAACAGTCTCGATATACCATTGTCGTTTTTGACGATCATCTTCTTTTCTGCGTAGTTCAGATTCGTCTTTTGTCAATTTGCGTAAAGAGGATTGGTTGTCGTGGGTCGCCATAATATTTTCACTTCTTCTACATCCTCACGTCAACGCGAAACAGCCGCGTAGGGCGTTGTGGGTGCTAAACTATAGCTCTACAATGTCAATGTTGTAGATCTCCTTCATCAGCTTCTTGCACCGTTTGTGTTCCTGAGACTTCCGTGTTTCAGGAGACTTGATATCTTCGACAATATGTCTGCCACCAGCTTCCAGATCGTCATAATTGGCATCATCGATGTAGCGCCCTACTTCCACACCGCTAATGACCAGTGGATAGACTGTATGAAATCTAAGGTTGGTGATTTTACCTGCAGCGGATAGTGCTCGCAGGTCTTTCATTCGCCGATACTCTCGCAGCGAACTAAATGTAACGCTGGGCTCTGTGACACTCTCAGCGTTACTAGCGTGAAACGGACAGTACTTGCACCGCTTGATCAGAGGATTCCATTCTTCTGGAGTGATATATGCCCCGCAACTACGAGGACATCGATAAATGTGTGGAACGTACACTTTTGTCATCCGGACACCCCTTCGTTGAGAGAGCCGTGTTCGACAAGGAAGCATACAAGCGCCTGACGCCACTGGTTTGATCGGAATGAGTGGTACTTTTGGTATAACCTGAGCAAGTAACCAGACTCCAACCGTGTAAAATCTGAATTGGAATATTCGAGACTTGACCACACAGTCATGGAGAAATCATGACTGAAAATTGTGGGAAGGAAGATGTGAGTATGTGGAACCCTGGCGTGTCTCATGTGAGAACGCCTTGGAAGGAAGTAACCAATACCAGTAATATCAAGAGATGCCCAAATATACAAATACATAACGTCTATCCACACATCAACTATCCAGGAAACGACATCTAAAGCCAATAGGATATGATATACTGTGTGTTGTTATAATTAACAACGACAACTTGCTAAGTATAGTCCGCTGTTATCGGACTTGTCAAGGGAAAATCTATCATTCTCTTATCATTTTCTTAACAGTGTTTTTGTATGTAATAGTCTCATTAAAGGAGAGACATTCTTGTGATCCAACATCAGCCGCCACCAGGCATTTGCTATGAAGACTATGATGGAAAGCGTTTTTGTGAGGTAATTGCCTCCTTTGTGCAGCAGTCCGGTCTCTCTCAGTCTAGGATTGTTGAGCGAGCTAATGAACGATCTCGCGAAAGCGCCATTTACATGCTTGCTCCAAATTTACAGCGTTCCACGTTGAGCCGTCTTGTACGAGGCATTGATTCAGTGAGTAATCTCACGCTCTACCGTATTGCACGCCTTGGGCTGGGTCTTCCTGAAGAGACGTGTACTTGGCTCGAACGATTACGGCAGATGGAAGCACCTGTTAACCACACGACGCAGCCTCGCAACGTCGTTGTAGCCCCACAAAAGCATACTTCGCACAAAGATGGTGAGTCCGAACCCCCAAAAGTGCCTTTCTGGATAAACGAAATCTCTATTGTTCTCTAGTCTTGTTACACTACCATGCTGTATCATGCTAGTGGCTTGAAATTCAACAAACTGTGTTCTCAAGCCGATTGATAGTCAATGTAGTCAGGAGATACCGGACTATTATGGAGCATGAGTATGGAGGTGCTGAGATTGTCTGACTTGCCTACCGGCGAGGGAAAGACGTTCAGACAGAAGGAAAACTTGAATAGGTTAGGTCGGTGGGTAGAGGCGCTCAATACCATCCTGGGCACAAACCAAACAGAAATGGCCGGGCGCATTGGCATCGTGAAACAAACGCTTTCAGATGCGACGCGGGGGAAAGGTGGAGCTGGAAGAGAAACGATTCTTGCGCTTGCCGAAAAGTATCGCTTGTTGGCAGAGTCCAGGGGTGTAACACTACCTGTGGCATGGGAACTCTTCTTTAGTGTCTCCTGGTTTGATAGTAGCGAGGTAATTGGTGGTGCGGATCAGACACTAGAAAGTTTGGAGTTTGTAGCGTCAGTTATCAAGGAACGTGACATGCTTAGGCGTAACATTGTAAAAGAACGAACAAGAAAGGAAGAATTAGCTCGTGAGAATCAGATTTTGCGTCGAGAGAACCGTGCCATGAAAAAGGAGATTGAGCGACTCAGGGGATAAGAGGGAACTCTTAGCTTATCTGGCTTTTCAAACTAATGGTTCCCTCTCAAAAAAACATATCCAGTTGATTATAACGTCTTTCCATGTTTTGTAAAGTGAGGCCGCTTCTCATGCGAGATAGCGGCCTTTTTGTTTGAAGATTCCCCATTGGACGATAACATTGTTAACTACTTGTTAACGCGTTGTTGCGGCAGCTTGTATGCTATTGCAACTTGGCTGATTATGATTGCCGCTTTTGTTCTGTACTGTCGTTTTCAGTTTCGCTCTCTTGTTTCGGTTTGTAGCCAGCGATGAGCCCGTCTTTGTAATGGACTCGCATAATCATTGGCAGGTCTTGTCTATCTGCTTCTCGCTCGGCTTCTTCACGTAGTTGAGCAACCCGATAACTGGGAAAGCGTGCATAGAGACGTTGCCCGGCTTCATAGCCCTGATTAAAAGTTAACTGATAATTGATTGACACCGGTTCTACCTCCCTGTGATACAATCTAACGTGCTGGATGCCCATCCTAAAGTGCTAGCCGACGCTCTGAATGCGACCAGAGCGTTAGGCAGTGCTGAACTCTATAACCCCTCACAAACTAGAATGCTCGTCTTCCATCGCCTCAGACAACGAACCACCATCCAAGGCAAAACGATCATCTGTAATGTGGTCTGTTCCGATGTCGGCTGCATGAGGCATTTCTATCAACTCTAGCCCGTATGCCTTGAGGTTGCCAAGTTGAGGTGCGTCTTCTGGAATTGTCCACGTCTTAGTGAGTGAGTCCCATTTGCAGAGACGTTTAGCATATTTGAGTCCTCTGGCATAATCGTTTTTAATTGGCCTGACAGCGATTAGTAACATTGCTATTGCTCCTCTACATCTCGATCTTCTGGTGTTCATTAATATGTTGTGCGAACTGCTCATAAGAGAGTCGTGTTACGTTGCTATCGGTACCAAAGCAAGCAGTACTGGCAATGCGTACCGTCCCCTGTCCATCAGACTCAAAGTTGACACTCTTACGCCCCAGGATGTTTGCACCGAATAATTCACGCTGTTGTGCTGCTGTCAACTTGTGATAGTCGTCGCCTTCCAGATCGTTCATCGCTGCGATTGCCGCTACATCGTACTTGGTAATCATCCCATCTCTCCTTAATTGAATTGTTGGGAGTAATCCGTTTTCAAAACAGGAAACCTCCTTAATTTAATAATACCGTACATACGTTGATTTTGTCAAGTCAAGAGGCTTTAGATTTTTGTATCCAATAGTTAACGATTTGGTTAGTAATTCCCAAATGTTCAGCTACTTCTCTATTGGTCAAACCTTGTTCATGCAATTGCAATGCTCGCTCTCGCATCTCTGGAGGATAGGTTTTTGAGCGTCCGACCTCTGGCGATAACTCAACTGACTTGAGGCTATCAACATAATAGAGATTAGCTACATCTGTACGTACGCCCTCTATTTTCCCTGTAACAAAAAGCCGATACACCGCATCTCTGGAATAATCTCGTCCCGTCCGCTCTTTCAGGATTGCGCGTGCGCCTTTCGTCGTCGTTGCCTCTTTTCCGTTGATTGTGATAGTTTTTATTACATCGCCAGGTCTGTTTTGCTTTGGCTGGCCCTTAGATGCTTTCAATTCTCTCTCCTCTAATAATTCCAACTTATGTTGTATTTGTAAGTCTACCATAGCGTTTCTCCTCTCTCAAGTTCAAGTATATTTGACAAAATCATCATACCATGATATTATGACAAATACAACATAAGTATGGAGGTTTGGTAATGGACACGTATGAACTTGCACGTTTGCGAGGAGATATTGCACTACTTGCACGAACCCCGAATAAAGCACGTGAAATAGTGCAGACGCTTACCGAAACTGATTGGGAATATGTTATCGGTGAGCAGGACGAGCCACATGTGGAGTGTTTAATCTGCAAGAATCTCTACTTGCCGGGGCACTATGATATTCTTTCTTGTCATTTTAATATGTGTCACGACTGTAGAGAGAAAAGGGGGTGGGATAATAGGAAAACCTTGAATAAGGAAAATAGAAAGTTTCATTTTAATCTGGAAAGAGCGAGGGTGAAAGGTCTTCCTGCTACCTTGACATTTCCTGAATGGATTATGACGCTTGAGCACTTTCAATGGAAATGTGCCATTTGCCAGATCAACCCCTATCAGGTGGAGGATCATTTTGTACCTCTTATTCATAGTGGAGGTACAACGCGAGGAAACATCATTCCTCTTTGTCGCGCTTGTGACAAGCACAAAGGGTGGAAACTTCCCGGTGAAATCACTGGACTCTCTCAAGATGCTATACAGCGTGTATATACCTACCTCCAGCAATTTTCCTGAATCTTAGAAAATACGTTGATTTTACCCTCAAAAACATTGACAAAATCAACGTATGTATGGTATTATTAGAGAGTAAGAAGAAACAAAAACGCTCGCCGAGCGACCAAGCATCAAGCGAGCGAAACATCCTAAGAAGGAGTATTCAAATGGTACAGCAGACAGAGAAGATGAGCAACCTACTAGCCTATTTTGAGAGGGCAATTGACCAGATCGTTATTGATGTAGATTTTGCCGAAAAGAGCCGTGGAACCATCGCAATCGTCCCGGCCTCCGGTGGTGATGACCCATACATCGTTACTGTTGATGAGAGTGGCGACGTGCCGTGTGCCGTGAATTGTACCTGCAATGATCGGTATTATCGCAAAAGCTACTGCAAGCATATGCAAATAATAGACCTCTACTATCAGCGTATCGCTGATATCTTCGCTCACGATGAGCCAGTTGTCACCGAGCCAACCCCAGATGAGATTGCTGCCCAGCATGATCTCTCATACATTGAGGCGATCACTGCTGCGTACGAAATGATCGGGGCTGAGAAACATGTCCATTGTGGAGGCTGTAGGCAGATTTGCGGCGAGGGCAAGGGCGACCGATGTAAGCCCGGCTTCTGCTTCTGGAATAGCTTCTGGACAGAGGCGCAGCGCAATGCTGCATGACGTAATGACGAACGGAGATGGTGATGATTGGTATTGCCATCTCAGCAATTCGATAGAGAATGGAGAGCTAACGGTGGAAATCACTTTAGAACAGTACGAGCAAGCCATAGCCGAGCATAAGCAAAAGGTTATAGAGCACAAGGATCATATCGTCGCACTGATACGTGAAGAGGACGATTTGATTGCGCTGTCAGAGCAGTACAGAGATTGGCCTCTAGAAGAGTTACGCAGTGAGTACGCGAAGTATGGTGGTGAGAGAGACACTGACAACAAAAACATGATGGCCCATTTCATCGTCATCACACGACAAGCGGACCTGTCTAGCAAAATTGATGCCAGCGAGCATGCTATTCAAGAGTTGTGGGAAGAAGTGGTTGAGTTTGAGCGCGAAGTCAAGCGGTTCAAGTCTGAAATTTCGTAGCGAGAAGAATAGTAGCAGGACAGACACAACGCTGCTCTGCGAGGAGAAGAAAGTCAATGTTCAATCCACGAGAACACCTTATGCAGCTAAAAAGTCGTGAAGGCAGCAAGGATTATCTACCAGTTGCTTGGAGACTTGTTTGGTTCAGGGAGGCATTTCCCCAGGGCTTAATTGAAACGGAATTGGTTCACCTCGATCTCGACAAGGACACCGAGGATGAGGTCTTTGCTTGGAATAGCGAAAAGCGTCGTAGCGAGAAGGTGGTAAAGACTGCCAAGGGTATCGCGGTTTTTAAGGCAACGGTGAAAGATGGCATAGGTGGTGTAGCTACTGGCACTAAGTCAGAGAAAGCAGCCTCATTCGCTGATTTTATAGAGAAAGCGGAGACGGGTGCGATTGGGCGTGCCCTGGCCGCTCTTGGCTATGGTACGCAGTTTGCGCCTGAGATGGACGAGGCCCATCGTATTGTTGACGCGCCGGTAGAACGTCTTGCCGATGAGCCAGCGCCACCACGCCCACTACCAGCTTCAAGACCTATCCAGAATGCCCCTGTAAATACGTCTAAATCACAACAGAATGGCGCTGGTGAGCCCGTAACGGAACAACAAGAGAAGAAGCCGCTCTCTGTTAAAGAATACTTTAGCGTGGTCTACAGGCACGCGCTAGCCCTGAAGCAATTCAGTTTTGGTGAAACTGCTGGTGACAAAGAGAAGATGCAGGCGTTTCTCGATTTCGCTGGCCCGGTTGTTGGCACAACTCTTACCAGTGTTGGACATCTTACGAAGTCACGGCTGGATGACATTGAAGCGTATCTGAACGCCAAAGACGCGGCATAGTGTAGTGAGTTGGGCCGGTTCGCGCTGGCCCCTCGAAAGGAATCATCATGACAACAAGGACAAATAGACAACAGTTCGTCAAGACAGAAGTACTCAACGTGTTAAGACAAGGATCAACGAAAGAGACGTTCTATTACCTCCCATCGGGCCAACTAGAGCGCAAGCTTTACCAGGAAGTCAACGAAGTGCTTGAGCGAATCGGCGGCAAATGGAACGGGAAAGCAAAAGCGCATGTGTTTGAGATTGACCCGGCCCAACTACTTGAACTTGTCTCTACCACTGGCGAGATGCCACCAAAGAACCCGACTGCATTCTTTCCTACACCTGAGCCTGTGATCGCTGAACTGTTGCGTGGTGGTATTCCGGCCCATGCATGGCACATTCTTGAGCCATCAGCAGGGAAGGGAAACATTGCTGAAGCGATACGCACCTACTGTCTTGACCACAATGTCGATGCTGTGTTCGGTTGCTGTGAGATTGTTCCGCGCTTCCGTGATGTGTTGCAGGAGAAGGGTTTTAGGGTTCTGGACGAGCCTGATTTCCTTCAGTATCAACCCGACTTCCTCTATGACTTCATAATTATGAATCCCCCTTTTGCCGTAGAGGGTGATGCGCTAGCATATGTGACCCACATAGAGCACGCATGGTCACTGTTAGCCCCTGGTGGTGAGCTACGTGCGGTTGCACCGGCTGGCTTCGCGTTCAGAGACGATAAGCGGGTTGTCCATTTACGTAGCCTTGTAGAGAAGTACGGAACGTGGGAAAAGTTGGAAGGCAAGTCATTTACTGAGAGTGGTACAGGAGTAGCAACCGTGATACTCTCCATGCAAAAAGCATCGTAGCGCATAGTAGTGAGCAGGGCCGGTTCGTGTTCGGGCTGGCTCTGCAGGAAAGGATAACCATGAAGATAGCCGGATATATTATCCATACCGAGGTTTTAGAGTGGGGAGCTTTTGAGCCAAAGACGGTGCGATCAATCGTGCATCGCCAGTGTGCTTGGAATGGCGATATGCTCTATCCTGAAGATGAAATGGACCTGCAGAAGATTCCGATAGAGCAAGCGCCACAATATGCTTGTTCGGCTTGTGGGAAATTGCTTTCTGAGCCTGCATGGTTTACTTTCCAAGCGGAGAGGATACGTTAATGTGTGATTGCCCTGATTGCACGATAACAATGGCAATTGTGCTATGGTACATCTCAACTGAAGTGTGGCTAGGTCGTCGGCGTCGGTATCATCACAAGCCTGCAGAAAGCGGTGTGATCAGGATATGGGCCAGGAGGTAGCACAGTGGTATATATGCTGAAAGAGTGGGAACCGCAAGAAGGGAAGATGCCTTGCCTGTCCATTGCGCAGCCTTTCGCTATGGCGATTATTCAGCGCAAGAAGAAAATCGAACTGCGCACATGGGGCACACACTACAAAGGGCTCATTGCTCTCCAAGCTGGAAAGACATGGTACGGAGGCGTGAAGATACCGGGACACCCTACCGAAGCACAAATGCGCCCGATCAAAGAGTTTGCGCGGAAGTATCAGCTCCCGGCCTGCGTTGGCGATTATCCCACTGGCGCGATTGTTGGCGTGGCTCGTTTAGTGAAGTGCGCCACGTTTACCAGGGAGGGCTATGAACGGTTGCGTGATCAGCACTGTTCGGATTGTGACTGGACACCGGGGGAGTATGGCTGGCAGTTCGAGGATGTGCAAGCGTTGCCAGAACCGATCTATGGCGTTCGTGGGTATCTCGGATTGTTCGCAGTTGATGAGATCGTGCTAGGATGCGATTTGTAGCGTTTAAAATGTAGTTAGTGAATTATACGTCGAGCGTTACACAGGGCGTCTGTTGCCGATTGTGGCGCGATGAAAATTGAGAGAAAGAGGTTGATTGATGAGAAACAAAGATCGAAAAGATAAGTATGAGCACATCGATGAGGCAACAATGTTAGGCTTCCTAGCCAATGCTCTGTTTGATCGTGGCAATGATCGTGGCGCAACATTCCCACGATCAGATGCCGAAGATATGAGCCGTGGGTTGCGGTTCATCCCTGGTGAAGTCACTGTAGCGCGACGGAAAGGCGATAATGTTGCCTTTGTTGACCAACACTGCCATCATTCCTGCTGCTGGTATTGGCAATTCCCAGACGGCTCGCGTACGTACTACTGGGAGCGCGGCGACTACGAGCAGATTGCCGAAGCGAACGGCAAAGTGAAAGATGATGAGGGCAAGTATCCCGATGCTGTTGGGCCCTGTCCTGATTGCGGGAATATCCATACCAGGGGAGGCCATGTGAAGGCTGAGTCTGTAGGAAAGGATGCCTGATTACCGCTTTTTCACACCGCCACAAGAATCACCTGGCAGCGGTATCCTGAAAGCCCTGGTTGAGATCGACAACCAGGGCTTTTCTTTTTGTTCAGTGGGCGTACAGTGCTTGCCAATTCCCTCGATGTCCTGAACAACTTCCCGGCCTGCCACCACTCTTGCTATACAACCCATCATGACACTCAATCACGTAGCCTATGCCACGGGGGAAGTTCGGGATGCATCGGAAGTAGCGGCCATTGCAAAACGCTGGATTGGGCGCGTAGATGAGCCGACCACGGGCCGCTACAAACGAGTAGTTCCAGGGATTATTATTGACGCCAGCCGCGTAAGTTGGCGTGCTACATGAGAATGTGGCGACGAGGGCGATAGTGAGAGTGATGGATGCGATGAGACGTTTCATATATTCCCCTTCAATTGTTGTGTTTTGCCTATCATATCATTGCTGAGAAGCGCCTCCAATGGGATGCCTAAAGGTCCATTATTTCGAGCAAACTACTCTGTACGGTTGTTGGATTGGCCTGTCAAATGGTTGTATTTACAAAGCGAAAAGCCTATGCTATACTCATGTATGACGACTAACAGTCCTTAGATGACATGGTAAAATCAGGGAAGAAGAAGCATGCAAGACATCGTAATTTATCAAACAAAAGAGGTTATGACGCTAGATCAATGTATTCTAGCCTGGATTGCCGCCAAGAAAGGGAGATCAAACAGTAGCAAGACAGAAAAAGCCTATCGAGAAACACTTGGACAGTTTCGTTTGCTGTTGCAGGGGTATAAACGTGATCTCGATAGTGATCCTGGTATTATTGCGCCGCTGGCCCAGGGGTGGGCAGAGCAGACCACCAGTACACGACGTACTGAGGTGACACCTGCAACGTATAACCAGCGTCTAGCAATTCTCTCAAGCTTCTATGAGTATGCGATCAAAAATGAAGTGCTGCAGCGTAACCCGATTGAACGTGTAGAGCGGCGTAATCCAAACAAACAATATCAAGCCAAACAAATTGATACCAAGAAAGTTAAAACCGGCCTGGCTGCCATTGATCGCTCTACAGATGAAGGTAAGCGGGATTATGCAATCCTGAGTATTATGCTGGCAACTGGAAAGCGTGTGTCAGAAATTGCCAATATTCTTTATGGGGATATCCAAAAGCAGGGTGATACTGTGCTTCTCTCCTGGCCTCGATGTAAGGGAAACAAAAAACTTGATCCTGACGTGCTGAAAGAAAAGACAACGAGGGTTCTATACGAATATCTCCATATGTCTTATGGCTCAAAACTTGGACATTTGGCAAATGATGCGCCGATCTGGCTTTCCTTCTCAGATCGCAATAAAGGAAAGCAGATAGGAGCACGAACAATCCAGCGAATCTGCGAGACATATCTTGGTACGTCAAAAGCGCACGCGACTAGACACACCTGGGCCGTTGCTATGATGAACCAGAATGCTACCCTTGCTCAAATTGGGCGCGGGCTCGGACACTCCAATTTGAAAACAACCTCAGACTACCTTGAAGAGTTGAGCGCCTATGAGAATCCGTATGCAAGCGCGTTAGAAGATATGTTTGGGATATAGGGAGATGAAGAGATGACAAAGTGCCTTGAACAATTACCCCTCTTTGGGCGATTGGAACTTTCTGATGATGGGAAGCAACTCCTTCTTGATGGCATACTGCTTGCTCCAGATCAGGTGATTACGTATCACTGCAAGAATGGAAGCGAGCAAGTACCAGCACGGGTCACCTATGATAGCCGGTACGGCTGGTATCTTCGCTTTGAAGAGTTTCTAGGTCATACATATCTTAATAGACCACTCACTCACAAGAGTATTCAGTATATAGTTGCGAGTAGTCAAGGAGAAAATAGCTTATGAGCCAACCGACTACAAACCCACGCCTACTAGAACAACGCAATGGCATATCCTTTGTTCAATGTTTGCAGATGTGCCTCCAACAACGCGATCTGGTCACCGAGTGGCAACGGCTCTCAGGCAAGAAGCTCGTAGCCAGCAGCCCTCTAGACCGCATGATTGACGAGGCCACCGGCTACGACATGGCGATCATGCAAGAGTTTGCTGATTTTGTCTATGAATTTGTATGGCAGTCATTTGGATTGGAGGAAGTAAAGCCATGAGTGAGTACGAAACACTCGATCTGGACGAAGAGGAAGAAGAAGAAACCGATGAAGGGTGGCAAGAATACTGGCTTGTGGTTGGAGGCGTGAGCAAGAAATCTGAACAGGCTATTGAATCAGTCGATGGCAAAGTCTTACGTATGACAGCATCCACTCGTGGCTACACACGACAACTTCAGGAGACAAGAATCAATACTTATTACCCTGGGGTTCCTCCTATCTATGCCGTGTGCCTGCTCTACCTTCCAGACGATGATGATCAGGGATTCAGTTTCTTTACCGATGATGGAGAGAAGGCCCGTCATTTTTTCATTGCCTCTGCTGATGAGCACCATGATCTGTATATCTATTGCGACGATGGTTCTATTCCACGATTTGAATCAGATACAACGCAGCTCCGCTTAGTTACCGAGGAAGAATGGTTTGCTATTGCAGACGCGAAGGGGGAAAGTAAGTCATGAGTGAGAGGTTTCAAGCTCTATCAGATGGCTATAGCTGGAAAGTCATTGACACCGAAATCACACATTTTATCCGTGGGCGCGGACATGTCGTCCATCACGTCCAGTGGTGCCAGGATGAGCAAGAAGCGTGCAGCATCGCTGATAACCTTAATAAGACACGAGGGCACGCAGCTAACGAACCGAAATGTTGTGTTTGCGGCTCGCAACCTGCCGGGCCTGCCGGTGAAGAGAATCCGCGTTGTGGCCCCTGCTGGTCCAAATTGGCAGACATGCATGGATAGAGAAACGATGAGGCAAGAACTACAAACCCGTCTCTGGCAACACGACAACCTCTGGCGCATTCAGTCCCTTCGCCAACTACAGGACCGTCACGGCACGCTGCAAGATGCCTGGGAGAGCCGCCGTGACGAGGATGGGCACGTTCTGTTCTTCGAGACGGAGGAGCAGGCCAGGGAGCATATGGACAGTGAAGCAAAGAAAGTTGAGGAAGAATAATGGAAGACGAAATAGCATCACGTGACCTACCAGATGGACGCCGGGCCTATATCATCCACTTAACCTATGGTCGGGCCCGTATCTGCATTGCTAACAAATATTGTCCCATGAGCATCGACAACTCGTATTGATATGCTACTCCTGAGCTTGCAGTTAGCAAGTTAAACGAGTGGGACGTTGAAAAAGAAGCAGAACCCGATGGCTGGTTCCGTAGCCCCAATACTGGCAGGCGAAGACCAGATGGTGACGCGAGCAAAGAATATATCTCATGGTGATCGCTAGTACAATAAAGGTGCCCGTATGTCTCCCCAGACCCGGCACCTTTATCGCTGCTATTGCCAACTGAGAGGACAATTTAGCTCTATTGCTCAGATAATACAGCCTATCGAGCAACGATGTATACACTATAGATGAATCATCGACACTTGTCTATAGAGGTTCATTGAACGCAAAAGCACCAGGCCAACAATCCGCTTTCTGGTTGTGCTATGAAATTTAATTAACATGCACAGAATCGTTGCCCTGGTGCCTTCGCTTGAGTGGGATACCTTACTGCCTGGCAAATTCTCAAAATGTGTACCCTCTTTGGATACCGCAGCCATTATACCAGTTACCCACACTCTTGTATAGCCACATTGCATAGCATCATGCTATCACCACGAATCACGCACATTCACGGTCCTGCACTGCTTTCTCGTCGTGGCAGGGCTTTTTGTGTTGCTTTAGTACTACGTATGACTAACCCATGCAACGACGTGAATTCTCTCTACAGGCTGATTCACTTGATTTTATCTCATCAGTAATGTTATAACTTGTATGGTTGTTCTAAATACATTTGTACGGTTGTATTATCAAGACCGTTTGAGGTTCCTCGATAGCGATAGAGGAATAACTATTGTTAGGTGATTGATACGGTTTGGAACATGTGCGCCTGAAGAGTAAGTGGTAGACACATTTTCACGAAAGGGAAACATCATGACGCAACGTAACCAGTACACACAATTGTCTTTCTGGCAAGAACCAGAACAGCAGTCCTTGTGGACAGATGAAGAATTGGACAACTTACCTGTAGAGTGGCCCATGAAACCGTTGGCAGAAGTGCGGCAGATCGTACAATTGGAGTTGCCGTTTGAGTATGAGGATGAAACTGTAGGGTAAAAAAAGAGCCTACCCTTCTTGTTGGGTAGGCATTTATTTTGCTTTAACTGGGTGGCTTAGGCTGATATATCATCTCTTTCAGTCCACTCGTCAAAAGTTGGCGTTCCAATCAGCGTACACCCTCGGAAATACCCAAAGAGATGACCGATACTGAACTCAATAGGCATATCTCTTCCTTGCAGCATCACCACGTCTGTAGCTGTACTCACAAAAGCGTTAATAATGTGTTGCTCAGTAAAGGACTGCTCTCCGTAGTCTGATTCTTCATACGCTGCAACCATGCCATAAAAGTAACCGCTAACGAAGTCCTCGCTCGCTACCAGTACGCCGGGAACCTCTTCAGTGATGATGTGAGGCCTGGCTATTCCATCATCACCAACAACCAGGCCAGTGTTAATCGTCATGGCATGTGGGTTGCCAAGTACCATTTGTGGCTCAGATCGCTTCTCAGGTGGGAAGGCCTCGCCAGCCGCGATGTTGCGACGTTGCAGAGGTGTATATTCGAGGATACAATACTTGTTGTCGGTGTCTAACCTTCGTGGAAGTGGAGAGTGATTCATGGTAAGATACTCCTTGGAAATAGATGTAGTCCCTCGGTTCCAAGCTTAGGACTACCTACTGGCGGCGACTCGTAAAGGGTCGCCATTTTTTAGTCTTTAACGTACAAATTTTCGACGTTTTCCAAAGTGAGCTTTTCGCCAAGCTTTTCACTAAGCGTATTTAACACTTTGTAAGCGAACAGAGTAGACACTGCGTTCTTTTCCTTCCCACTCTCCAACCGATTTACGGTTGATATGGACACTCCGGCGTTGCTAGCCAGATCAAACACAGACCATCCTGCTCTTTTTCGTAATTCTTTCAAATTAGACATGCGAATATCTCCTTTTTTAATTTGAAATATCTGTGGCATGCCTATGGTATCTACCGAGTACGACACTGTCAATAAATGCTCCCTTATGTTCCTATGTCAGATATATCTGTGATACACCATTGACAAAACGAAGTATAACAGGTATAATTGTGATTGTCAAGATGTATCTCTGATATGTCTGAAGATCAGCCGAAATAAAGCCTTAGTTTCCACAACTAAGGCCCTAGCTCAAGTGATGAAGCCCTCGGTCTGCAAAACCAAAGCTTCATCTAGGAGAATTCTATCATGCAAAAGATTGTTAATCAAGCAGCAACCGGGCAACCTGCAGTAACCAGAATCGTCAGCATCGAACCCTTCATCCCTCGCAGTTACCACGTCCTACTGGTAGAGATGGACACCACAGAGAAGCATGTAATTGTTTCCTCGCCCGATGTACTCAACCTGAAAGTTTGCTACGTTCACTGTATGACCAAAGAAGTCAAGCACGCCACTGTATTTCACCTGACAGGGCCTATCACAATTCATCTCCTCTCAGCCAAAAAGTTTCCCGGCTATTACTACGTGTGCAAGTGGTCAGAGCGCCATCACCGTTATGCCTGTAGCTCTCTAGAGGGTAAACAATGCGGTTTCTGCTCTCACATTGATGAATTGGCACAACTTCATCCTGTAGCTTAGTTTTCCATGGCTGGTACAAACGATGTACCAGCCCTCTTTGTATTTTTGAGATAGACGAGGTGTTGTTATGGAAAGTGCAATTATCCCCACGCAGGAACAACTCATCAAGTTCTTTGAGCGTTGCCCCAATATCATCCTCTATGGGTTCCCCCACGGGGCGGTACAAGACCGATGGGCATTGCTCGCCCTGGTAAGTTACTGTCATGTTGGGATGCATCCCAATTGGACCCTAGACGAGCTAGAAGGCCCATATAAGTTGTCACTAAGAGAGATAGCCACGATCACTGGGATTGACCATACAGCACTGCGTAAGAGGGCAGGCAAGGACAAGCGAGATGGTGCACTAGATCGCTTGCAGCAGTTAGGATATGTCACAATCCTTGACGCCCGACCCATTGATTTCATCAATGGGCAACCCACAGGAAAGCCGCAAACGTACCTCTACATTCATCTTAGAAAGCTCTGGGAGGACAATCTTACCTTCAGTGAGACACACCGTATGCCGATGGGGAGGCCCGTGAATCCTCGTGATATTGAAATCGTTGTGAGTGCCGGTGTTGACGTGGTCAACACACAAAGTACCCCTTCCACTGTTGACCAGGGCAACACCTATGTTGACGACAACAACACACCCGTTGACCACGTCAACAAGAACGTTGACAGGGGCAACAACCGTGTTGACGACGCACGCTCAAACTCTGCACAAGACTATATAAGACCTATAAGACAAATAAAAGAAAAAGAAAGACCGTCTCCAGTTTTTGAAATTGAAGATCAGGAACCGGAACCACCACAGAGGGAAGAGTTATCCTTTTCCTTCAAAGCTGACATCACAAGAACATCTAACGCATTCGGTGAGGCTCATCTAAGCAAAGACACTAGAGAGGCAATCACGCAGATATACAACGAGGAGAAGGGTCATATTGATATGGCTATGTTTCGGATAAAGTACGATACAGCAAAAGAAGAGACAAATAGAGCAACATTAGAGCAAGTACAACAATTAGGTTTTTCAGATAAAAGTTCTTATTTGCTACATTGTCTTCATAAGAAATGCAAACTATTTCATACGTCTATCAACGTATCAGCATGAAAGGTAAGGAAAGATGAGACGGAGACAGAAACTCATTGTAGGCAGGAAACAACCGCCTAAGAACACGCACGCCGTCAGAAACGAACAGCGTATTCAAGAGTTGCGAACCATGTCCTATCAGGAATACCTACAAACGCCAGAGTGGGCAGCCAAACGCCAGCAAATCTTAATACGAGATGAGCACCGATGCCGAGTGTGCAATGGCGGTGAGCAATTAAATGTGCACCATCGCACTTACGAGAGACGTGGAGACGAAGATTTAAACGACCTGACCACGTTATGCCAGCCCTGCCATGAGTACTTTCATAACCGAAAAGAGCAGGTATCACTTGAACAATTCATAGACCCATTCAGACGTAACAGTTTTAGAACGTTCAATCCGCGCGTCCCCGGTGTGCAAGAAGCATTTCAGGAATGCGCTGAGTACGCCCGTGACCCGGACGGCTGGTTACTCCTGGTAGGGCCATCCGGTTGTGGTAAAACACACTTAGCAACGGCTATAGCCAAGCAGTGCAAAGAAAGAGGAGCGAGTGTATTAAGTTATTCTGTCCCTGATCTCTTAGATTTCTTGCGCTCAACATCTACCTACTATGAAACATTCAAGCAGATAAAAGAGGTTGAAGTACTGGTATTAGACGACCTGGGAATGCAACAAGGTTCACCGTGGGTAACAGAAAAGCTTTTCCAACTTTTTAATCATCGTTACATTTCAGGTTTGCCAACGATTATTATAGCTAGCATTAAAGGATTGCAAGAACTTGACGAGCGTATTCGCTCCCGCCTCTCCGACAATAGCTTAGTAACGCCGATCATTTTCGAAGATACGCGTGATTATCGGCCCAATCACCCACAGCGAGACTAAAAGGGTGCTCCATATGCCAGGACCGACAGAAACGCCAGAGCCAGCACAAGCCATTCACCGCGAACATGCGTCGTTGCCAGTGGATATGCAAATGTGGATGGTTGACACAGCAAGTGAGTTTGGGGAGGATGAGACTGTGTGTGTGAATGAGTTGGTATGGTGTTTCCAGCATACCGGATGTACCGAGGAGGAGTTCTATAGTAAACTGATTCACGCGTATGGCATAACTGAGAGAAGTAAACGTATGGATATGTTATTCGCAGAGTTCAAGCAATCATTGTTACTGGTGGTTGACGCCGTGATGGTGTCCTGAGAGGTGAAAGCATGAATTGGGGTCACATTATCGACCTAATGACGGGCAATATTGAAGCGCTAGCGTTTAACCGGCAACAAGAGGCGAACACATGGGAGCCGATGATCTTAGCTGAAATGGACCCACCATCCAGCCCTGATGGAAAGATGCGTATCAAATTTGTGCCAAATCGGTGCAGTCCAGCCTTTCCCGGTGATATGACCTACTACTGGACGAGGGAAGAACTGCTGAAGCGTACACGAAAAGTAGCAGAGACAACGATAGCAGAGGTGAAAGAGTGAGTCAGGAAGTCAATTCAATTGAAGAACTTATAGCAGCAGGGACCAGTGAATTACAAATGCTGGCTGATGCGGGTAACACAGTCGCGCAACGTTGGCTATGGGCTATACGGAACCAGCCCATAACGCCGATGAAACTCAAAGCGTTTGGTGAGATGCGTGTTGCGCTGATGGGTGATGAAAGTGCAGAGGCGAGGCAAGTATACGAGGCATTATGGCCGAAAGAGGAGAGTGAACAGTGAGCGAACAAGAAAAGAAGCCAACTACTCACATAGAAGTTACTGAAGAACAAAAAATAAAATTGCGTGGTTATCTCAAGTTGATGGATGAGGCCGAACGAACTGGTAGGGACTTCAATCTCTTTGATTATCTTTTTCATGACGATATGTGTTCTGTTGGCCCGTTTCCGATTTTATCGCAAGAGGGTGATAGAGGGACGTATCGTTGTGAAGCCTGTGGTGCGACTTTCATTCGTCGTGTGAGTGTCGCTGAGAAAGATTGGAAACACTATCTGCCAGGGCACGAACCGGAGAAAGAAGGATGGTGAGCGAGCAAGAACGCTTTATGCTTGATGTGTTACGCCTCTTCTCGCTGGACGAGACAGATTGCTATAGTATGCTGTTCTGGCGCTGTAAGGAGGCTGGTGGTGTCGAGTTCTTTGTAATTGTCAACGACGTGTTCTGGTGGGCTACAGCCGATCTAGAACCAATTATGCCAAAGGACTTGCCAGTGATACGTCAAGCCATAGAGGATGTGCGTAGAGTAGCAGGCAGTAACGCTGGTATGTGCGAAGCATTTGAATTGTGGGCTGCAAGGAAACGCAAGATGCGACCACAGCAGCCAGCATATCCACAGGATGAGCGATTGAGGGCGCTGTTCGATGAGTGCGGACCTGAGAGAGCGCCAACTGAAGAGGGGTGAATCGAAAAATCGGCGTCCCTGCTGCCATCAGGCAACCAGGAAGCGCCGAATGTTTGTGTGTCCAGCGCGATGCTTGTAGGCAGACAAGCGCTGCTTTGTAAACATTACATGTACAGTGTAGCGCTGTAATGAAATCCAAGGCTCACGCTGGAGGGCCACTCGCATTCGTTGGTGGCAATTGCCGGGCCTGTGGTGGTGCTGACCCTGGTTGCCATTTAAAAGCGCCTCCAATAAACCAAAAAGCGATAACTGGCGAGACGATAGCCAGGGCATCGCTCACGTTGACATGGGCAATGATGATGAGTACGGTTGCCATTGCGAGAACGGCGAGTGTGATAATAAGTGCGGGTAGTTCTTGGATGAATGAGTCCATGATGTCTCCTCTCTACGACGGCTCCAGGTCTTTGATAACGGTTTGTATAGCCGTACCAGCCGATTGTAGCGCTGGTAGAAGACCCTGTAACGTGGTAATGGCGGCCTGGGTATTGATGGTCACAATGGGGGTTGTAGGGGTCGTTGTGGACGATTGCTTGTCAATGTGAGCCGGATAGCAGGGACCGCTAATCCCTGGTACGCTATCCATTTCTTTCTGCGGATCATAGGCGATAATTCCACGCTCAAAATGCTGCTGCGTCACTGCCTTGTACCCTGGCATCTTTTGCTCACCACTGGTAGGCAATCCGAATTGAGAGAGGCCGTTCAGCCCGGTAGCGGTGCAGGTGCGATAGTAGGTCAGGATGCCGAAGGCGATATCGAAGCCAGTGGACTTGCAGTGCCATCTGGTGTCTTTTGTGGTCCCGGTATCAATGAAGTATTGGCTGGCTTGGCTAATGTCTAACACGGTGTCACCTCCTGCTGATTGTGAGCCTCCGAGGTAGGCTATCAATTCGTCCCACGGATAGGGACCTGGACATCTGGCACGATTGACTTGATCGAAGTCGGCATGAGACACAATACCCGATTGTAGGTCACCACGCCGTTTTGCTATGCCGTAGTAGTCGCAAATTGCCTGGATGACCTGGAATGAAGCCTGCTTTTGTGGTTCAGTGAGCTGATCGCTATTGTTCGTTGAGGCCTTGCAGTGCTCGATTGAAATAGTGTAGTAGTTTGGGTTGATGTTGGCGGGCCAGGGCATTGTAGGTTGATCAATCAATCCATTGGACCAGGCCGCTACATCCATGCTAATTCCCTGAACCACTTCACCGTCTGTACCGATGATGATGTGAGCACTTGCATCAGCCGTATCTCGAAAGAAGTTGGCGATGGCCTCCGCACTGGTGCCTCCTGCCGTACCGTGTAGGCACACGTGGGTTGGTTTATAGCCCTGCCGGTCCATACTCTTATTGCCATAATCAATCTCGGTAGCTGTGTCAATCCAACCATTAACTATTTTCAATGCGGCACCTCTATATAAACAAAAAAACCACCTTGCGTTTTCGCTGGTGGCTCACGGGCTCGTCTGTTTGGACAGCCCGGTAGCATTCCAAAATACCGGGCCGTGGTCCGCTTGATAGCATCGTCGTAGCAAACAATAAAGTAGCGGACCCATGGGCAGTGTAGCAGATTGAGGGGAGCAAGGCAACCGAGCATGGGGGATGGTTGCCTTGCTGTAGCCGGTAGATGTGTAGTTGGGCGTTGTTGCCTCGAACATTATAGCAAATTACCGGCGCGTACACAACCGAAAACGGCGCGTCAGGATGAGCAACAGACGACCTTGCTGAGTTGTGACGACTGATTAGCTTACCGTTCAGAGATGGCTTGTCAGAATGATTGTAGCGAGAAAGTGGAGAGTGAGGGATGAGAGGGCAATTTTGAGAGAGTGCGAACTATTAGTGTGAAAACCTCTTGACAACAGTGTGTACACATTGTATGATGTAGACATCAGATGAATGTGAAACAAAGTGAGGCAAGAAATATGGCAAACAGAAAACAGCGCATTAATGTAATGTTAGAAGAGTCTACAGTCGAAGAACTGGAAAAACAGTATCCAGAGAAACAGCGCAGCGATTTCATTGAACAACAGGTTAGGAGGGGTCTGGGTATGCCAGAAGCAGAAGGGCAAAAAGGATTTGCTGTATACGAACGTAGCATTGATGATGGTTTCGGTTCTCAGATTGTCTATGTCAAAGATGGCCGGATAGTGCATCAGTATCTTAGTGCCAGGCAAGGCCACTATACTGGTGATGGCAATCCTGAGTGGATAGGGCAAAAAGTCAACGTCTTGTATGGCAATGGCTTCAAAAAGCTGAGAAGTGCGGCAAGAATTCAAGAAATTGAGATGGAGTGGTTGCAAGAAGAGGTGCTTGAACCATGAGTAACGACGAATTGTTTCGTGATGCTGAGTTCATAGCCTCAGAAGCTGAGTTGCACCAACGCAAGAACGAGCCGCTTAATACAGAATTGCGCTGCTACATTCAGCCGCACACGATGGAACGTCTGCGTGAGATGGTTGAGGAGCGAAAAACGAGTACTGATGTTGTTGTGAATATGGCGCTACGGGCGCTGTTGTACGATCAAGGATTTTGAACGCAGCCAAGCTGCAAAGAAAGGACAGAAACGATGTCAGGTCAATGGAATAGTGAAGCACAGCGATACGAAGTATTCTCAACATTAGAGGGTGGCATGGTCCCCACTGGCAAGCCTATGGACTATCAGATGCAGCCAGGGGTTGATTATTGTGGTTATTGTAAACACGGTTTTGATGATCAGGGCAATTGTGTTTGCGATGGGCTTGGTGGAGGTCATACGCCTACTTGTAGTTACTGTCACTCCGCCTATGATGGCAAAGGCAACTGTAATTGTGATGGCTTCGGCAATGATCCTGAGACGGGCGAGCCATTACCATACGCTTGAGCAACCACAATGCCCACGCTAGTCTACAAGCCGCTTCAGTAGTGAGAAGCGGCTCTTCTATTTCCCCTGCTCACTCTTCAGATATCTCCTCGCCAGAACCTCTACCGTCACCACAAACGTGATCTTAATCACAATCAAGATTCCACCTGCCAACTCACCAAAGACAGTGATCGTGATTCTACTGCTGTACTCCTGCTGCAGTAGTTCATTGGCGACCTGAGAGATAGCCAGAAAATACGGTCGCTCTTGCATATGGATAATCTGCGTCTGGACGATATCAATCGTTTGAGGATGCGCAAGAATAGCCCTGACCGCAGCGTCGATGCTCACGTAGTTGGTGGTAGAAGAGATTAGTAGTGTTTGTGCGGTGCCAGATAGGTTGCTGTTCTGTAGATTGGCCTGATCACTCTCCCATGTCGGCAACATGTTCTGTAGTTCGCTGATTGCCTGAGCATTGTTGTCTGCTGGCCCGTATTGCAGGATAAGTGCGTCTTTGGCGATACGCTGCGAGATGGACTGCTGTAGCGTAGCGTAGTGGAGGATAGCATCGTTGTTGGAGATGGTGAGTGGAATAGCTTGAAATATCATGATGGCACCAACAGCCACGAATGCGAGCGTTTCGATGATGCGGACGAACGCCAGGAAACCTTGAGGTGTACTGAGTAATTTGATCATCACATATTGTTACCTTCCTTGGTTATTTAATGCAATACGGTTATCTAGTGCAACACGTGGGCCGCGTAGGCTCCGATAATACTCAAAAGAATCGCTATGAAAATACTGACGATGCCAGCCAGGACACGTATTTGCATCTGGTTTTGATTTTCCTTCAGTGCCGAGTCACGTTTTTGTGCCTCAACTTCTGAATCGGCTAGTTTTGTGTTGAGATCGGTCAGTTGTGATTTGGCGCTACTGACCTCGCGCTCGATCCGCTCAACCGTTTCACGAATGCTTCGAAGCTGCAGCTCGTTCTCTTTGGCGGGCACATATTGTTGTAACTGGTTCTGTAACTGCTGCACCATTTTTTCGAGTGCCTCAATCCGAAAAGTTAGTGTCGATTGGTCCTGCTGCATCCCTTGTTCCTCATGTAACATGCATTATATGATTAAAGTAAACAATCATATAATGCATGTATTGTACATATTATAGCTAGAACCACACTCGTGCATAATTAGTAAGATTAGGGCCTGTTGTGGCGTCCACGCTGTATAAATAAATTATTCCGTTTTGTCCCTGGTATCCAGTGGTTGTAACTTTCACAATTGGCACCTGAGAATTAAAGATAGACATTATCTCTGGTAACATGAGTCCCACTGTCGTTCCCGGCGCAAGTCCAGCATACAACGTCGTCCCCACCAACTCAATCGTGCTATTGCTACCGTACCTCGTGAGCAGGCCATTTCCAAACGCTGTTGCCTGATCGGTGGTCATACCACTTGCTGTACTATTGAGCGCAGTTTGGATTTGCGCAACGATGCCACTATTGCCTTCAAGCGCGGCCTGTGCTGCCTGACTGCCGCTATTCTCGAGGTTGACATTGACGCTAGAAGTGCCGACGTATGTGAAAGAGAGAATAGTGCCAGCAGGAAGTTTAGGAAGCGTGCTATCGTACGAGATGCTCGATGAGAGCGGCTGCCAATAGAACTGCCGGTTGTTGTCTACACCCTGATACCCGACCGTCGCCCCCTGTCCATTTACGAGGATGGTCGGCGCGCTATAGACAGGATACCCAAGCGTCCATGATGTAGTGCTTCCATCAGCCACCTTGATCTCAGTTGGTGGGCTAACGAGTCCAGTTACGCCAGTGATGACCTGTTCATTGCGGAAAATATCAGCCGAAGAGAGGACCGTCACTTGTGGTAGGTAAAGGAGATACCCGCTGCTATTCGCCGGGTCCGCAACGCTTTGCACTGGGAATGCCCCTGGACGTGCTAAACGCGGTCCAAAGTGCAGTTGCCGCCACTTGTCCACGTACCAGTAATAGTCTCCGCTCATCTGGACAAGATTGTCCATTTCAGATGAGTAGTACGCAGCAAACGGTGTAGTGATCGGATGAAGCTGTGAAACTGTCGCCCCGGTGCCGATAGATGGGCCTCTCACGCAGGCCACGAGAGTAAAGAGTTGAGGCATCATGGATGGGTCACTTGTCGTCATGGTGACTTTTGTGTATAAAACTTGCCCGGTTAAATTGGAGCCTAAAGGCTGTATCCATAACTGGTAGTAGCGTGATGTACCGCCGTCATTGCGCAATCCGCACTCGCCGGAACCGAGCGCCGACGTGTCCAGGTATGACTGTTTGCAGGTGCCGTCCCAATAGACGCTGATCAGCCCTCCTTGCATTGTCACTCTGATTCTGTGGAATGTGCCCCTGGTAAACGTGATAGTGGAAGCGCTTCCAATTAATGACCGTGTGCCACTGGCTACTTTGTAGAGTCGTAGTTGATTGGTAAAACCGCCACTAGAGCTAGCATCGTAGACACCTAGCTCATAGTAGTTCGTTGTGCTTACTTCGCGCCATACTAGTCCACCTGCGTCAGATTCGTCCATATCACAGAGCAGATCCACATCGCTCGTAGAGATAGAGTTGTTAACGTAGAGCCCACCAGAACCACCTGAGAGCGTTATACGGCTATTGGTTGTGTCATAGGTAACAGTTGCAGCACTTCCACCGCTCTTGCTGATGTTGGTATAGCTGGCGCTGGTGTTGCTATTGAATAAGTCCTGCGTGCTGGCTGGCTGATTCGCCCAGTATGTCAGCGCCTCACCGGCTCCGTTGTTCCCTACCGTATGGTAAGTGGAGAGGTCTTGTGTGGTCTGTACAGTCAGGCTGGTGTTTGTGGGAATGTTGGCATTCCACGCCACATTGTTGCTGGAAACATAACCAACTGGCGAGAGTGAGAGAGCAGGACTGATGCGCGTACCGGAGACAGTGCCATAATTCCCACAGACACGAGCATACAGACCCATAATAATCGGCGTTGAGATGGGCGGCTTTGAACTAGAAAGGATTATCTGGAAAACAAGATTGACACTTGAAACAGTAGTTCCTCTTGATAATTGGGGGATTTCAGCGCCGTTTGTACATTGTAGCCAGGATGATCCATTATCAATAGAGGCAAGTACAATCGCAGCAGTTTCTGGATGGCCTGTACCATCCAAATCCGACCAGCACACTTGATTGTATCCGCATGTTCCCAATGATGCTAACGAGGTAGATGGGGAAGTCCAGATGCCAGATGTTGACGCGAGTATTGAAAAGTTCTCAATACTCGCTGTAAACGAGTTTGTCGTATTCGTAGCGCAGCGAAAACCCACTTGTCCGGCAGATAGGTAGGTATTATCTAAAACGTCTATATCAGGTGTGCTTGAATGATTAAAGTAAACGGTATGTCTGTTTCCTTTCACCACAAGCTTTATGTGATAGTACGTATTCGCGGCTATCGTTTTCGTTACTTGGGCTATGTTGGTAAACGATCCAACGGTACTATTATTCCAGCTATTATCTGAAAAGCCGACGACTAGCGTGTTCGCCTGAGAGATTGCTACGTAGTAGGCCATATGATAGTTGGCATTTCCCCAACCAGTTTGCCGGTAAATAATGCCTGTATCACAATAGAAGCTTGATGTACTCAGTTTTATATCGGCCTCGATAGTTCCATCCAGAATATATCCTGCAAAATCAAAACGAGACTGACACCACGTTCCTAGAGGGTTAGTACCAGAGTTTGCACCAGGAGTCATTGAATAGACTCCTCCTGAAGCTGCTTGTGTTCCAGAGTTGGCAAATCCGGCAAAAAATGACTGGAGCGAAAGCGAGGGAGTACCGCTCCATGATGAGGCAATAGCATTGGCAGTTCCAGTAAGCGTTAAATCTCCATTTGAATTTGGTCCGATGAGTAGCTGAGTACCCGTATTCCACTCTGTGCTTGTACCGTATGTCGTAACAATATCACTCACTGTCTGAGCTGCGGCACTATTAATCGTGATCTGCACTTGTTCGAGAGATGGGATAGCAGAAGGATCAGAGCCACAAGCAAATTGTTCGCGAAGATAGAAAGATAACCCACTCACATTGCCACCAGCGGGCAAACCAGGAAGGGCTTGAGAGTTTTGGCATGTGAGCCATGTTGTGTTGTCGTAGGAGGCAAATAATACCATGCCTGGACTTATCCCACCACCGCTTGATGTGGTTGCTGCTGTTGTACCCGGTGGATAAGTTACTTGAGGCGCGCCTGATGTCGGGAGACTGGCAGTCCATGTAATATTACTATTCTGTACAAGCCCTACCCCTGATAGAGAGTGTGCCGGTGAAATCCTATAACTTCCTAATGGATCGTAGACCTGTACTACAGATGTGGTAATAGAGTTAGAAACGTAGCCTCCAAATACTGATTGCAGTAGAGGTGGATTGAGTTGTGGAGCCGTGGCGCTTACGCCAAAAAATGGACTACCACTCTGACTCCCCAGATAACAGTTTTTCCCATACACGGTGTAGGTTCCAGAACTCGAACCTGCCAGGAATATATCAACAGCTGTGATGGTTTTTCCATTTAGTCCAGTAAGCGTGATATTACGTGTGTACCATGTATCTTTGGCATGTCCGCTCAAATCTTGCAGACAATCTACGCTGACACCATTTTGATCATAAATGGCAACTGAATTGTTCAAGCAAAGCGTTCCGATGTGATCGGACAGAAATGACTTATCGCTAAATTCGATATCCATTCCGGCTAAGAATTCAGGACTCGTTGAAGAAATCCAGAAGTCATAATTAAAGGTATCGTTCGTCCCAACGGTCATACTTCCAGACCAGATCCTTATGTAAGCAAGGTTTGCAAAATATTCTCCACTTGTTGCGGTGCCTGTAAAGGGAGAAGAAGCACCGGATGTGCCCTCTTGTGAAATTTGATTTTGCGCAGTTGCAACCGGGGAAAGGAGAGCTTCAAGTTTCAAAGCACTCTGAGTTGTTGGCGTGAGCATGTTGTTGCTAGCAGTCATATTCGTCAATGTGCCACTACTAAAGTCACTGGTAACACTCTCAGTCAGCATGAATTGTGTACCGGCACGCACCAACTCTAAATCCCCTGTATTCGATGTGATTGGTGGGGTCGCCGTATTGGGTGCATAGACAAACGGTGTAGTGGTTGTAGTCGCTACGGTGCCGCTTAACGTACCCTGTCCAAATGTGGCCGGTGTATAATCGGACTCTAACGCGAAGGCCCCTGTAATGCCCTCCTGGCTAAGTGTCTGTTGCGCAAAGTCGCACACCATATCGCCAGCAGTCCAGTTGAGGTAGTTCGTCTCGTTGGCCCGTTTATCAACATCATAGTGATGGTCCATTATCGTTAGTTGATGCTCAAGTTGTGCTGCACCACCAGCAGCCGGTTTGCTCACTTTGTCAGAATTGACGTAGCCGGTGTAGAGCAACCCTTGATTTGAGTCTGAGAACATGACAGGCATACCGCGCTGATAGGACAGCGTACCAGCAGTATCCTCGACGGTAAGTGTCAGGATCGATCTTTGGTCGAGCGCATCGGCAAGTGTGAATGACTGATCGCGCACGGGAGCCCCACTGCCACTCTGGAAACTAGATGCCCCAACGAGATTTGAAAGACCTGCAGGCGTACTAATCATCGTAGGCGCAATGGTGGTGCCATCGTTATATACGCCTTGGCTTGCACTGTTAGAAACATAGATAGTGAAAACGTTGCTTGCCCAGGCCGTCGTGGTATTAAGTACAAACGCATCCATATACAAAGTGTCACCTGCGACAAATTGCCAGAGCGAAGCCAAAACTGATGGAAGTGTATAGGTTGTTTTCGTAGTTGAGAATGTTTGACTGGTAATTGAAGAGATGGCAATTGGATAATATGTACCATCCATTGTACGCCGGGACCAACGAGCATAGACCGCGCCGCCGCTCATACTTGTTCCTGATTTGGACAGCGTGAAAATACCCGACCAGGAACCGGCAACGATAGTATTACCTGCCAATGAGATAGACCAGCCCTTGCCGGTTGGCGCTGGAAGGGCAGACGTTGATCCTGGTGTTCCTCCCTGGCTTGTCAATTCCACATAAGCATTCGTGCCCGAGCTCGGAGCAGTGACGGTGAAACTTGTTTCTGTCCCACCTGAAACCTGAGACATCTGATCAGATTGAGTTAGTCCACCTATGGCGGAAGCCACATTCGATGCGTAAAATACAGCACTTGTTTGCAAGGATGCGGACGCCGGGATAGCGCGCGTGCTTGTGAATATAAGAGAGGCTGATGCGGGAATGGTTCGTATACTTGTCGGCGCTAGAAGTGATGCATTAGCAGGAATGGTTCTTATTGGTGTGCTCACGAGAGCAATAGCGGCAGGAATGGTTCTGGTAGAGGTGGTAGTACTGATATAACCAGGGGTTGTTATTGAAACGCTTGTATAACCAAGCGTGGAACTACTTGACATGTGGACGCGTACATTGCCAGTTGTGCTATTTGTGGTGATATTGAGAGTTACATCTGTATAGGTTTTATCTCCGGTGGCAAAGGTATTACTTGCAGAAGCCCCGCTAGCCGTAACCGTAAACTGTGTATAGGCTGTGCTTATAATTGTTTGACTGGTGGCGATGCCCTCCGCAATGAGTGTGTAGGTGCCCCCGCTTGAACGCTGATAGGCTCGACAGTGGATATCACAGGTAAAGGTGCCTGTGGTAGTTGTCTCAAGTTCAACAGTCCAGGTCCAAGTGCCACTTTGAAAGTGGTTTCCCTCGATAAGGGTCGTATCCTCTAGCCACCCATGATTAGAGGGTGAGGGTTGCGAACCTGCGCCCGTTTGTGCTGATGCGTCTCCTTGCGACCATAACTCTACCCACCCGGTTGTACCAGAAGTGAGGTTAGTATTCAGATTGACTGCCGTTGCGCCCGTTGATGGATTTTCTAATAGTTTATTTGCTGTACTCAAACTGGAAGCAACGTTGTTTGGGTAGAGTGTAAGAGCCGTCATACTTTTCCTGCCTAAACTGCCTGTAAATCATTCGTGCGGAATGTTTCGCCACTGTCAGATACAAATAAGTACACAGCCTCGTCACCATGTTTCCATCCGATACAGTGCGTTGTTTTCCCCTGCTGCATACTCTCATCATTTGGATTGATAATCACCGTTCGACGCCGAAAGAACACAGGTTCAGCACCTTCTGGAATGGGTATGCGGTATTCCCTGTCATCGAATGGTTCCCACGTCATCAGGACAATCTCGGAAACAGATTTCTCATCGCGCTCTGCAAAACCACGACCATCGCGCCTGGTATCGTCAAACTCATCGGTGACAGAACCATCCCGGTAGATAATGCGCCATTGATATGCATCTTTTGTTTTGTTTTGTATCATGTCCTACTCAAATCAAACAATAATTGCAAATAAAAAAGCCGATGGCTCTTGTGGCTCATCGGCTCGTTGAAATGTGTAAAACTAATCTCTATTATGGCATACAGAATCAATCCTTGGGTTTTACGCTTCATCGTAGCGTAAAATAATTGAAGGTAGTGATATAGCAGAACCGGCACCACCGACATAATTCACATCCACACCCAAAACCGTCACAGCCATGTCTCCGTTTGGCCCTGATGCTGATGTAGCGTGGCTAGTGTTGTCATAGACAGCGGGACTCGTCGTCATGAGTGTGTAACCTGCTGGCGTGGCCCCATTGGAACCGCTAGAGGCTGGTCTGTTACCGCTCGCTGCCTGTACGTAGCTCGCCACGGCAACATCCTTCCAGAAGAGTTGCAAGCCTGTTGACGTGGCTCCTGACATGTAGATGTTTCTGTTGGTAATGTTCGTTGTCCCTGTGGCGGTGACAGATAACGTGAGATTCTTAATCCATGAGAAGTTAGTGCCTGTCGCCGTTGGGATGGAGATAGGTGTTGTTGAGGTTGCACTATCAGCTAAGTTGAATGTACATCCTGTTTCCACGTTAGCCCAGGAGACTGATGAACCAGTACCTATCTGGGCTTGGCAGGTGGCGGCTCCCATATTGTCGACCTTTCTTTGCTAATCTAGCATAATTAAACTCATGAAAATACTCTAAAAACCCCTCATGCCGGTACTGAGCCTTACATTCTGACTTAGTGGTACTCCAATCGCTGAAATAATGGCTTGACTATCAAGCATGACGGTAATGTTGGCTGTTTGCGGACCGCTACCACCTCCCAATGAACTATCACCACCACCTACGCCCGCTCCAGTTGACATAGGGTACACATTCGAACCGCTTGGAAGCATTACTAGCTCAGGTCCAGCCTCACCGACAAGGGCTAAACCAGATGCGCCTCCAGGCTGAAAGTTCTGTACGCCGCTTGCAAAGCCAGGCAGGCCAAACGTACTGATTGAGATACTCGGCATAGGAGGCCAGTGGAATTCAGGTAAAGCAGGCCAGTGAAACTCAGGAAGTGACGGCCACTTAAATTCTGGAAGCGCAGGCCATTTGATTTCAGGGAGTGACGGCCACTGAATGGATGGCAACGAAGGCCATGTAAACGTTGGCAACGAGGGCCAGGTGATTGTAGGTAAAGAAGGCCAGGTGATAGTAGGCAACGAGGGCCATTGAATCGTTGGCAGAGAAGGCCAGGTGATAGTAGGCAACGAGGGCCAATGAATCTCAGGGAGCGAGGGCCATTTAATCTCTGGCAACGAGGGCCACTTTATCTCTGGCAAGGAGGGCCACTTTATCTCTGGCAGTGACGGCCATTTGATTGCCGGTAACGTGGGCCACTTTATCTCTGGCAGTGACGGCCACTTGATTTCAGGAAGTGACGGCCACTTTATCTCTGGCAAACCGGGCCACTTGATTTCCGGTAGGCTAGGCCATTTTATTTCAGGAAGTGACGGCCATTTGATCTCAGGCATCGCAGGCCAGTGAAACTCTCCACCGGCACCAATACTCTGTGCGCCACCGGAACTATCTAATTTGGCGTTGTGTACCAGTACATTATTCGCGTAGTAGGTGTGTGAGCCATCAACCGTGATGTTATATACCTGGACAATATCACGCATCTGGATAGCGATAAGCGTGCATGTGCCATCAACTGTGTGGACATGATCGCCAACCTGAAGGGGAGTTGTGATAAGATTGGGATTCTCCTCTTTTGTACTTTCAGGGGAAAGTGATTTCCACCCCTGCGTGGTTGCGAGAGGATGTGAGTCTGTTGTCGTAAGTGTATTGCCATCAGAAAACGTTAGCTCATAAACCTGCTTCTGAGGCAACACAATACGAGCTAGTATAGTTGTAGGTACTTGTGCCGTGCCATCATACGCAAGAACCTGCTCACCTTCTTGCAGCGTTTCAATTGGTTTCTCTGTACCATTAGCCATAAGTACGCGTGTGCCAGCAACAAAACAACCACCGGCAAAGGAACCACCTGCACCACTGGCACCGCCTCCACCAGTCAGATTATTCCATAACTGTCCTATACCTCCAAAGGTTTGACCTGCACCACCAAACATCTGACCGATATCTTGCCCAATTGCTGAACCTTGAAAGGCTTGCCCTATACCACCAAAATCAATACCTTTACCGGGGCCAAATAATGCACTACCACTGCCTCCACCACTACCACTACCTCCACCGACGAAATTGCTAAAGGCGCTGCCTATACTGTTTCCAACTTTACCCCAATCACCCTGCTGAATTGCTGATCCTATATCTTGCGCGTATGTTGGCGGGTTGGTATTATAATTTGTCATTGCCTGTTCATCGGCCCGCGTAGCCTGATCATTGTTATACTTTACTGCCTCTTGCTGTGGCGATACATAATGTGAAGCATTATAGGACGACTGTCGCTGTTGCAAGAACTTTTGAGCCGCGCCAGCATCATCCTGTGATTGAAGATAATTGGGATCGAGTGCGTCAGCCATTATTGTTGCGGTTTGCGCTTGTGATTGTAGGGTTTGCGCTGCAACTGTTTGAGGAAGTTGCGCCATTTGCTGTTGATAGTTTATTTGCGCTTGTGCTTGCGGTCCTGGTCCTTGGAATGGTTCAGGGAGTCCAAGCATTTGAGCACCCTGGTTAATCCATCCTTCAGTACCACTTTGAATCATCGACATTCCAAGTCCCTGCATACCAGGAACAGTCATTGAAACCAATCCACCCACTACTTGAAGGTTGTTTGCAATATCACTTGTCAACCCACCTAAAAACCCCCCAACTCCGCCAGCGCCACCCTGGTTCATCTGATAATTTATCGCGTCTAAGGTCGGCATTATCTGCTTGCCGAAACTTTCAGAAAACGTTTCTCCTGCTTGCTGTGCTGACTGCCCGAGCGCATCGACGCTACCCGTGAATGTGCCCATGCTATGCGCCGCTGGCCCCTCAGCGATTGCCGCAGCATCATAGATACCCTGCCCTACTTGCTGGACAGCCATACCAACCATTTGTACCGCCATGAGTGGCATGATAAACTGGCTTACGCTGTTGACAACACCGCCAACATCACCGAGTGCCCCCATGAGTGTTTCACCTAAACTCATGGATTCCATTGCCTTGCCCGCACCTGCTACCGCTCCGCTTGTTTCTCCTGCGGCCTTCCCTGCACTTGCTATTATTCCGCCTGTTTCTCCTACAGACTTACCCGCATCTTCCGCTGCGCTACCCATCGCATTGAACTGATCAGTAAATGCCTGCGTCTCCCCGCGTGATTCACTAAAAACCTGCCCTGTTGACTCTGCATTCGTGTTGAGTTTATTCAGCGATTCACCGGCAACATTGGCATTTTGAGCCATGTCATGAAGCGCCGCAGTATTCTCCCCACCGATGCTACTGTTAAAATCACTCCATGTTTGCCCTGTCTCGCCCAAGTAACTATTAATCATGGAAAAGGGGTAAGGGTTAGATAACGCATCCTGAAAGACGCCCATGTTTTCGGCAAAGGTATCCAGGCCAAATTGCTTGGGGTCGAACGCCTGGCTAACTTCGTGGAGAGAGTCTGCAAACTGTGGCAACATCGGGGCCGCTTGCGAGAGTGAATCCCCAAGTTGCGCGAAGTTATCACTGACCGGCTGTATTTGTGTTGCTAGAGATTGCGCATTTTCAGTAAGAGCAGCCATAGGAGACGATGCAGCCTCTATCTGCTTGACAGTTGCGCCTAGTGGCTCTTGCAATGCCTCATAAGCGCTTCCAGTGTCAAGCAAAGCCTGTTGATGCTCTCCAAGTACACCTGATACTTCGGAAACCATCGTTCCGCCTTCTTGAAGCGAACCGAATGTATTTTTAGCTGCTTCACCGAGCGGAACAATCGCCTTTGTCGCCTCCTCTGCCTGACCACCCAATGCAGTCAGTGCATTCCCAACGCCACCTACACCTTCTCCCGCCCCACCCGCTACACCTTGCAGCGCTGCGAGAGCGGCTGCGGCCTCTTCCGCTCCAGACGTGTCTGCCTCAATCCGTACTTTGGCTATTATATCGTCACTAATCTTTATCACCCCCTTTCTCTGCTTGTTTTGTGTTAGCCCATGATTATTTGTGTGCCCCTGGCTGGCAATCGTTGTGGTTGCTGTTGTTGTGCCTGTGGCGTTCCTGTAAAGCCCTTGAACTGTTCTACAAACTTTGGATCTGTCGTGTCAACAACAGGCTCTTCATCATTGTCAATAGGGCTTGCTTGTGCCTTCTTATCGCCATTAAACGCCAGCACAATGGCTTGCCTGAGCATGGCTATCTGCCTCTCTTCCTCCATCTGTTCATAAACAATCCAGTTGGTTAGTTCCACGCTACTCTGATCTGCCAGAAGATCTGCTACATGCTGATAATGCAGATCTTTTGTAAGCCGATGGACATAGAAGAGATCAGAGCACTCTAGTTTTTTTTGATTTGCTCCACTGTGCTTGAAAGCATTCCTGAAAGCCGCAAAATAGCCAGTGCGAGCCGTTCAATAGCTCCACCGTCCACCTGGCGCATCAGCAAATCACGATGGGATTCAGTGAAGATCTTGCGCTGTGTTGTCGGATTGTAACAACCCGCCATGATAATCTGAGCAAACACATTGCGATAATCTGTTTTCTTTGATTTTTCATCATAAGCAAACATCTGGATTTTGATACGTGTCTCTGCATTCATTGCCCGGCAAAGCACTTTTACGCCCCACTCAGGGACCTCAATCACTTCCTCCGCAGGCTTTTTAGCAAGGATGTGTTTTAAGAACGCCTGATCATCATCAAAGGCTTTCCACGTATCATCATGCCCATTGGCCGATACCACTTCTTGTGTCGTGTCAATCTCGGCTGTTTCTGTCATAAATTGTTGTTTGCTTTCTTGCTATTCCTGTATAACCGTAGTTGTAGAGAATGTGTTCGATGTCACCATGTAGACCGGCCCGGTTGCCGAGAAATTGACTGATTGCTTATCCACATCATTGGACACGATGGTATCCATGATGCTCGTTGGGAAAGCGTAGAATTGCCAACGCTTGCCGTTCGCCTCATCCCACCAGAGTTGACATGAGATAATTCCACCAGAGATGTTCGTTGCGCCAACCCCTGTCACCATCTCATTCAAAATCCTGGCGTCATATCTGAAACAATCCACCGAAAACGTCATGTTTTTAATGGTTGCCAGATTGATGGCCCAATTGCCCGATGCCTGAAACGGCGTCACGTCCTTGGTTTGGCCCTTCATCTGCATCTTCCAGGCATGCGAACCATCCAGGGCGGTCATGGTAAAGTAACTACCTGCATTGATGCGTGTGAAGTTATTGGTGCCTGGCACTCTGGCCGTGTTAAACACAATCTCGCCAACAGGCCAATACATGATGTAATCAGTGACAGTGGCCCATCCAGAACTCCCGTTCGGCGAATTCTGCACCGTGAAGGTTTGAGTCGGGTCCCACGTCTGGTGGGTCGCTGTAAAATAGTGGATGTGATCGCCGGAATCGGTACAAGACTCCGGCGAGCCCAATGCTGTAGGTGGACTGGTCGAAGTCCAAACATCCCCATTTATCCCGGCAATTGCACTCATTATATAATCCTATACACTATTTTACGAATACGTGATTGCGCCTGTGCCTGTGAAGCTGAAATCTACCGTTTCTGCGTTCTGGACATCGACGTTTGGGTCAATGCCCGTAAGTATTGCCGACCCAGTAAATGCGTGCGGGGTACTTTGAATAGTGAACGTCATCGAAACCGTTGAATTGAGTAGCGCAAACAAATTTGTTTGCGCCGTATCGCTCGAATCGATAAAGGCGGTGATCTTTCCAGACCAGGATTTGAGTGTGGCGAGGTTCACCGTCCAGTTGCCCGAAGCCCCAAAAGGCGTGACATCTTTTGTTGCACCTTTTAGTGATAATGTCCACTTAGATGCATCGGTGAATGCAGTTGCGGCTTCTGACACAGAAGCCCCGATACCTGCGAGTGCAGCCAATTTTTTACTCCTTCTTAAAGGTAAAGGAGGATATGGCACATAAAAACAAGCCATACCTCGAAATGTCAATTTTCGATCGGTATGGCCTCTAGGACTCCGGGTGTGTATTCAGTTATAAAATCTATATATTATCTCCGGTCAGCGATATCTGACCACAAAATGTGATGTTCCATATGACAGCCGCGACACCAGCACCATTGTCCACCTGATACACTCGCTAACTGTGTAAGACTTGCCGTGTCAATACGTGTGAGCAGCTTCTTTGTCTGCTTGCAAAAGATCGGTGTGCGTTCTAGTTGAGTGCTGGCTCCATTATACTGTATACTTGTGTTTGTTGCCATCTAATCTCCCAGATCGTCTACGGCTTTTTCGAGATATTTCCCAACATTTCCCTTAAGGAATTCCACAAGTTTCTCGCTCATAAATTTACCTGGAACATGGGATATTCTTTTTGCAGGAATAATGCGCCCATGTCGTCTAAAGTATGATCTTGTGCGATGCCCACGATCCACAAACGGAAAGTAAAAAACGGCATTCCTAAACGTAATACTCAGCCCTCCCACATCTCCTGCATTCCCCCCTTTCAACCTACCCGACCTCACAGGCGTTACGGCATCCAAGGCATCTTTTCCAGCCCTGCCTAACGCTTGTGTTTGGTTCTCAAGATTATTGGTTAATTTCTCACCCATCGTTGAGAAACGCGAGATGGCTCCATCTAGCCCTTCCCACTCAATAGTGACTGTGTAGCCCATCATGACACCTCCGAGACGATAGCAGAGAATGACAATTCAATATTATCGCGTAGTGTGACTTTTTCGGTTGGGCAGGGACCATCAGGTTCTACCAGATCAAAGCGATAGAGCGTAATTTTCACCTGAATGATATCTTGGGGTTCAACGATCAATTCAAGCTTGCACGCATTGTCTACCGTCTCATCGTCAGCAATAATTATCAGAGCGTGCGCAACAGGTAATCCATTCTTTTTAGGCGCTGGACACTCAATTCTCACACGTCGCCCAACCAATTCCTCAGCAGTAAAATTGCGTCCTTTGGCACCGCCAGCCTGAATTGTAACCATCAACCTTGCCCTCCTGCAACTTGCACCGTCTCATCAATTAGCGACTTCAGTTGCTCATCAGGCAGAGAGAGCGCGTAGAGCACCCCGCAAATGAGAAGACCTTTTATACGCAGCATCACTATCTCATCTTCACCAGGCTCTATCTGAAAATCTGGATAGCCCGAACCTGTAAGCTTCTCATGTAGTTCTTGTTCTTGCTCCGGTGCCATGCGTGCCTCCTTAGTTGGCATTGTTCCATATGTGCCAACTCCCTTCGATGTGTCGGGTAATATCATCAGGCTCAGGTATTTTTTTTGCCGACAGGAACATTACCCCGTTTGTCGCATTGGTAAAGTTGCCACCAAGTAGGTTCAGTGTCTTCGCTTCAATCACGCTGTTAATCACGTCAAGGATTGTCATGGTTTCCTGATACGATTGTTGGCTATAGATATGGATAATAAAATCAATCTGCTTACTTGGCTTCTGGAATTGATACCAGTTTGTTTCGACATGATCGCCAAACGCCACATAGGGAAACGCTTGATTGATTTGTGACGCTGGATTGAGCAGGGCTGTATCCAAAGGTCCACCACAGATGGTAGGAAAGGTAGCGTCAGACGTGAGAGCGGTTTGAATTGCATTTTGTGTAACCAGGAGTGATGAATGACCTGTGATGGTCGTCATGTTCCCCTCCTTGTGCGAACAGCTGCAAACTTCCAATCACCAGTCGTGATATCACAAGATGGATCACTGATGATCTGCCATCTTCGGTACAGGCCAGTCGTAGCGTCAGTACTGACCTGATCAATAATGTAATCCTCAAACAAGATGAGTTGTGGATTGTTGAGTGGCAGCATGGTTGTATAGCAGTTTACATACAAAAGTTGATCAATCCCTTGCTGTGCAGCCACAAGTGGAGTGACTTTAGACATCTGTACGATAATGTTGCTTGCTATTGGATCTGTAACATTCGTACGTAAAATATTACAAATGACATCCTCGGCCAAACCATTTCTCCGCTTTCGCCATAAAAAAACGCCACAACCGTTGCAGGTGTGGCGTGATAGCTCGTAGACTTCCCTCTATTGCTCATAGTATAGCATGAATCGGCTCTGTTATCACCTCGCAATAATATTGAATGAGATGCCATCGGATGGATAAGGACCGGTAACAAAAGTTGCCACGACGTACAAGAGGTACGCCCCAGCCGTTGCCACATCCTGCGAAACGAACTGGTACTGCACGACTCCCTGTAGGGCATTCATGATGGTAAATGTGCCTCCACCGGTAATGTCTGAGCCCCCGGTAGCCGGATGGAGCAACAATGCAAGATTTGCACCAACCAATCCGGTCATATCCACCGGTTGCTTATTGTCTTTCGTACAAATGATGGTCAATTGCGGTGTTGTCTGCCCTACTCCCCACTGAACTGGTGCTTGTCTCATTTTTTACTCTTTCTTTTCCTATCTAAACTTAGCAGTCAATACACCGTCACGATAGGTCGTTGCCGCAATGACGTTGTTACGGAAGGTTGCGAAGATGACACCGTCACGGAAAGTTGCCGTGACAACTCCACTGTGGAACAACGCAGATATAACGCCATCACGAAAGGTTGCTTGAAGGATAACTTGTGCAATGAATTGTGGTGGCAGTTCCGCAGTCTGGAATGTCTCAATAATTGTGAGCAAATCAGTCCACCTGATTTGCTCTGCCGCCAGTAATTGATCAAGCGCGGTCTGCAGTTCTAGCGAAATGAAGGTGCTGATAATCCGCATACCATCCGAGACGATGAGCACATCACTGGTAGATATGCCGCTAGATGACACTGAGAGGTCGCTGAGTATGGTTGTGTCGATAGGGAGGTATCTATCAGTAAGCAGGTCTGTATCACTCGCTACGAGCGGCTCAGTCGTACTCATTAACAGTGCATAGGATGCGGTATCAATGGCGATCAATCCATCAACCGGCCACCTTTGCATATTGCTAAAATCGCTGGAGGTCAAGGTATCAGTTGGGAGCGTTTTGTCAATTGCCAGGATGGAATCAACTGTCGCAAGGCTCTCGGTTTGTATTGTGCCTGACACCATTACGTATGTATCCGTTACAGTTAGATTATCCACAAACGTCATCTGATTGTTGGTGACGCTCGTTATAACTTGTGTCCAGACGGCACTATCACTTACACTGAGCGCATCAGTTGTATTGTATCCATCTATCTCCAGAGGCGTAGAGGTTGCTGTAAACCCATCAAAAAGGATACTTCCATCCGTGGAAAGTGAGGTATCGGCAATGGTCAGTGCATCAACCGGCCTGGCCGTGTCCATCGCAATAACACTATCCACAATGCTGCTTGGCTCTGTGAATAACCCACTTTCAACACCCAAAACAACGTCTGCAACACTGTTGGCATCAGTGAATAACCCAACAGTTGTTGAGAGGATGTTCTCAGTGACAGAGAGCACATCGAGAGGAGTGGTACGCTCTATGTAGAGCGTGGTGTCACTCACTGTAAGAAGATCAATTCCCCATGCTTGCAGGTTCCCAAGATCAGTAATGGTCAGTGTATCAGCAACACCTGCGCCATCTGTTATGAGCACAGTATCAGTAACAGCAAGTCCATCAGTCGGAATGGCTACCTGAATAACGCTAAGGGCGTCGGTAACAACAAGGTCATCTTCAAACGTCATCAGATTCGTGTTGACGCCTAGACTGACCTGTGTCCAGACCGCGCTATCACTGATGAGATTCACTTCATTTTGTACGATTGGGAAATCAATCGTACCAGCAAAAGCACGCATCACCCAGTTTTGTGTCGGTGGGAGATTGCTCAGGATAAGCGTGTAGAATGGGCTATCGGCATTTGTGAGCGCTTCAGCCCGTATCGTTGTATCGGTTATCAGCGCCGCATCTACAACACTGTTACTATCAATCAGCACCGTGCTATCAGTAAACAGTGCCGTCTCTGTACCAGTAAGCGCATCAAGCGAGAGGGCCATTGAGATGGCAAACAATGTATCAACACCTGAGAGTGCGTCTATGGATAGGGCAACCGTTGTGTTGAATACTGTGTCTGTAAGAGTGAGTGTGTCAATAAATAGGGCTACATTTATTGTGAGGGGCGTGCTATCAGAGGCTACAAGCGCGTCCACCAGCGATGCACTATCACTAGCCAGTGTGGTATCTATAGCGGTTAACGCATCAACAGGAATGACATTATCAGCAACAAGTACCGTATCGGCAATGGTCAGTGCATCAACCGGCCATGCTTGTATCTCTCCTCTATCAGTAATTGTATTGGCATCAATTGACAGTGCCGTATCAGTTTGCAGAAGTGTATCGCCAACAGCAAGAGTCTCTATACTCAGGTAAGTCGTTGTCTGGACCAGCGTATCAGTAGCACTTAAACCATTATCCTGCGGCCAGTTCAGTACGTTCTCAAAATCCTGTACATATATTCCTGCAGCGTAGTGTGTAGCAACCTGAGTACTGTTGAGTGCTTTGCGATACACAACAGCTTCATTGATGTTCCCTGTAAAAGTGTCATTGACTGTGAATGGATAGGTTGCTGGTGTTGGGTTGCTGGTGATCGCTTGCGATGTTGAAAGCACACCATCAACATAAAATAAAATTGAAGCACCGTCAAAGACACCAACAAGGTGATGCCATTTATTAACGGCAAGTGAGTTATCATACCCAAAGGCATAGGTGGAAGAGTTACTTAATTGTGCAATTAAGAAGAGTGCCGAATTCGTTGGGGCAGTCGTCAAATACATCCAGCACTCGACACTCCAGACGGGCCAGCCAGTAGGATCGAGAGTAATCGGAGAAGTTACTTCTCCCCCAGAGGAAAACCCTATAGAAGTTTCGCTGCTACTAGCAATGGCTCCAGGTTGATTATAGGAAATCCCTGAAGAGCTATAAGAAGCATTTTGGCTATTGAGGCTAGAATCAATAGCAACTAAACCAGAAGATTCATTCAGACGGTAATAGGCAGCAGGCACGTCTGAGAGAATCGTTGCCGCATAATTTGCCAGTGCATCCTGAAAAATCATCCGGTTGTTTACAGGATAATCGAGTGTAGCCGCAAAAGAGCGAATATCCCAATGCCCTGCTAAAAGGTCTGTATCAATTGTACCAGCGAAGGCGCGTTCAATCCATGTTGGCATACTACGCTCCTTCTACCCGATACACTCTAGTCAAAAACTATTACCTCTTCTAAGTCCCGATTAAAGATGCGGAAAAAGTAAACGAGGGACTTGTTCCTGTTATCACCCAGCGCAGCCTGATAACAGTTCCTATACTTTGTGCTATAGCACATCCTGGACCTATAGAAGTGCTGACCATTGCTACTGCGGTTTGTGGTGGACTCTGCCAAAGTGGATAGTAAATACCATCCACTCCTTTCCTGTCCACATAAAATACTGCCGTTGGTGTTACTGTTCCAGAAATGACTGTAATATTGATGTCAACAGAAACTTCTCCATAGGCAGTAACAGCTAAATCAGCACTATTCCCATTTGTTGTTTGAGCAGCACTGACCTGGTTCAATAAACTTGCCGACGCCTCCTGGAAAACTGCCGCTGCTGATTGATTACTTGAGCCATCAGTGTTGGTAATTACTGAGCCTTGCAGGGCTACAAAACCAACACCCGGAACATATGTTTGTGCGATAGGGACATTGCCAGAGTCCCTAATTGATGATCCAAATGCCACTTATACGCCTCCTCACTAGTTAGTGTTAACACTAACTATTCTTCTGTGAATTCCATATACACATCGATAGAGCCTCCGGTTACCAATGCGCTTGCAACAACAGCAAAGTACTGCGTTGTGCCTCTTAGGATAGGAGCCTGCGCCGGGCGAATACCAAAATCCCAGGTAACAGGATTTCCCGCAACTGTCGTTAAATTGCAGCAGAGCTTTCCTGTTCGCACCGTACCTACGACTGTTCCTGTGGTTGGAGCAACGGTATAGATGGAAGCCACAGCCGTACCAGCCGCATTTGTACTGTCGTGTGGTGTGATAACAGGCGCAGTCCCCGTTGTTCCTGCTGACGGTGCGGAGGACCATTTCACCAGAGAAATATCTATCGTCACTGCCGTTGTGCCAATACCACTCACATCGCACTTTGTTAGGCGGATAGTTTTCGTAGAGCTTCCTTGCAAAACAAACAAGGCACCAGCCGTAGTGGCCTGCACAATAGGTACTGAAGAAGCACTATACGTTGGTTTCGCACCATCGTTAGAAGGAGTAACCTGAGCACTTCCCCCAATCGTGACTGTTTGCTGTCTCCATGGGTATGTGGCATCTGAAACCTGAAAACTGTTTTTAGCGGTGTCTGCTAAAGTGACGGTATTCACCTGAAGGACACCGCTACTACCAGGACCAGTGGAACCAGCAATAGCGGTGAATTTTATTGGGAGTATGTTGACATCCGGGCCTGGAGCACCTGTAGTTGTTTGAGCGACCACATTATCGTTTCCGTCAATAGCCCAAATAATGTTATCACCCTTATAGTACATATAGTACTTATGCGTGTTGGAGTCTGTAGGCTGTTTATTATTGCCACTAGATGAAAGGTCTTGAACAACCACGCGAGTACCTGATTGATACGTAATCGCAAACAGCTTGCCAGCCGTGGTCACTTCGAAGCCTGCCGCATTGGTTAATGGGGCTGCTGCTGTTGGTGATCCAGGGGATGTTCCAAGGCCCCAAAAGAAATATTGATTGGCGACGACCGGATACGTAATATTAATACCTGTGTAGAACATTAACCAACCAGGGTTGACCGGGGCAAACGTTGCAACACTTTCCAGGTAAGAATAACCATTAGCTGTTGTACCAGTGCCAAGCGTCGTATTCGTTAATGCATTAGAGGCTGCGACTCCACCGCCTGAAGCTGTTGGTGATTTCCAGCGGTTTGTTACATCTAAGGTAGAGGTATCGAACCCATCCTGGAATAACTGCGTTGGTTCCAGAGCAGCCCGGATATATCCCGGCGCAAAAATAGAAACCGGGTACGTATTTGTTGAATCGATAATATTGACCGATGGTGGTGTCTGTGATGGAACTGGCATATTTCCTCCCTATCTATGCATGATACCACTTAGATACACTACTATCCCATTTAAAGAACATACATCTATTAGCAGCAATCACTGCTGATACACCATCAGCCACGTTACTTGTGCCAACAACTGCAAACGTAACAGTAAAAGCGCTTTCGTTCGTAACAACGCATTCCTGACCTACTATCGTTCCAGCTTGCATAATTACTCCAGTAACATTGCCGGTCGGTGCAACGCGTGCCTCTCCTATATTCGCAGTTGTTATGGTGCCAGCAGTGGCAATGGCTGCCGCACTCGCGCTTTGTCCAGTAGCCAGAACACCACTTGATGTGATATTTCCTGTACTGGCATCAAGATTATATTTAAGAGTCGACCCATTATCAGAGTAGCCGCTAAACGCGAAGCCGTTCTTGAGTTGGAACACGGAATCATAGGTATCAAGGGAAAAAAGGACAGACCCGGAATTATTGATAACTTGTAGACCATAGAAGCTCCCATTGCCAATTTGGAAAAATCCACCCTTGCCCGGTGTTCCGTCAGAAGTGACCCCATTCATTTTGAGGTATCCGCTCGAACCTCCTACTGGATAACCGCTATTGCTAAAAATGCCTGTCCCGGCAGTTTGATAGGCATTTATCTCGTAGACATTCCCTGTAGTATTTCTTTCGTCAAGTACACCTGTATTGCAGCTAAACGATTTCCCTGAGATATTGCAGATATTAGCTGTAGCAGCAGTTGTTACCCCTGCCGATTGGAATGTTTGACTCGTGTACGGAGTTTGCCCTGCGGCCTGCCCAAATTGAATACCACGTCCTTGTCGAGTTGCGTCTCCAGTACTTCCAACTTCAAGATTTACTGCCTGGCAATCATTTGCCAGGAGTACAAGGGCACACGTATCGGACCCTTCAATCTGGCAGCTTGTGAGAATAAGTTCAGATGATTCATTGAGCAAAGTTACCGCGCTGACACCAGTTGGCGTTGCCCAGAAGTGACAGTGGCTCATTCTCAGTGCAATACAGTTCGGGGCAATATGCACAACATGCGAACCGCTTGCGAAACCAGAGACAGCATCCCACTGCATGTCGGTTGGACCACCTATTTCGATAGCCATTCCGTTACAGTCATGAGACATAACATCATACCAATGTGGCATAAAAGCGTTATTTGGTGCAGTTGGGTTCGCACTTGCATACCAATCTAACAAGATATTTCCACTGTATCCACTGCGTATCTCAACATGCTCAAAGATATGCCCATACCCGTAACAGCGTATAGGATAACTTGGTCCCGCTGTCTGGTTGGCTTTATTGCCATCCAGCGTCAGATCACGAAATCCCCAATAATTTGTACCCGTTGAAGAACCAGCCCCGTTTACCCCTGCAAGATTGATGTTTGCTGTGTTTGCACTGAAAAGGTCGGCATTTGCTCCGTTTTTTAATTTAATGGTAGTGACACCTTCTCCTGCACCTACATATTGCACATTGGCTTTTATTGCCTGGTTCGTACTAATGTAAGTACCCGGAGGAAAGAAGAGTATACCCCCTGCTACCGCAACAGCCGTATTCGCCGCAGCAATGGCTGTGGTATCATCTGTTGAACCGTCACCAAGAGCACCGTAGTCCTTCACATTGGTGAAAAAACTATTCTTTTGTTGAAATAACCATACAGGCATAATTTACGCTATCTGCACCGTCCCTATATATCCAGTCATACCCTGAGCTGTTGCCAGATCAGCCGGTGCCGGATTGACCCAATGCCACACGTATGCGGTATCAGTCCCGCGCACAAGCTCAGTGCCGTCCAGATCATTCATGGCAACACGGACGGCATGGTTCATAGCAGTGATCAGAATATATTCAGTCATGAAATGCTTCTTTCCTCACATAAAACAAAAAACACCACAACTAGCGAACTAGTGTGGCGCAATGGCTCGTAAAATAAACTATGCTGGCAACCGGTTAACTCACTTGCACTTTTCCGATGTAACCAGTCATACCCTCAACATCGGTTAAATCAGTCGAGGATGGATTGAACCAGTCCCAACAAATAAAGGTGGACTGGGCCGCAATAAGCTCAGGACTACTAAGCGCATTCATTGCTGAGATGACGGTGCTGTCGTTCAAGGTCACGATGATATATTCAGCCATAAAGAAATATCTCCTGTAGTGTGTTAATTGCCGGGAAAAGACGAAGAGATAATAGGCATGTAAAAGCACGTAAAGTTGCTTGTAGAGCCGTTTTGTGGTATACTTGAGGTACATATTGTTGAGGCCCACAGGTACTCGAAATACCTATGAGCCGGTGATACATCTGGATTGGAGATGCATCGTGACTACTATACTCGATTCTACCAGTGAACAACAACCCCGGAGCGACTTTTACACATACATGTTGCGCAGACCCGCTGGCCCTGATACCCCTCCTGAGATAATCTTTCCCGATGGCACTGTTCCCTTTTATATTGGAAAGGGGCATGGAAGACGTATTAAAGGTCATGAAATGTGTGCTCAAAAGAGAGAAGACTGCCGACACATTTCTTGTAGAGTTATTCGTAAAGTTTGGCGTGAAGATGGTGAAATAGTTTCTGATAAGATGGAAGAACATCTTACAGAAGTAGAAGCATTTAAGCAAGAAAAAAGCTGGATTGCATATGGACGTAAAATTGGATGGCCCTTGAGAAACCTGACTGATGGTGGAGAAGGTACCTCTGGATATAAGACTGCCCCTGCTCAGATTGAAAGACACCGACAACAGATGAAAGAACTGTTTTCTGCGTCTGAGAGGGTTGAAAATCAACGCCAAATAATGTTGCAATATTGGGAGGAACATCCAGAGATACGTGAACAATACCGCATCAAATGCGCTGATCCTGTTGCGCGTGCTAAACTCGGAGAACCCAACATTGGCAACGCATACAACGCTAAATCTTATGAAGGTTTTATGAATCCTCTGGGAGAGGTCTTCATAGGCATTTTTAATCTTGCTCAATTTGCCAGAGAACATAACCTTGACAGGGTTCATTTGGGTGAAGTAGATCAGGGAACCCGCATTTCTCACAAAGGCTGGACACGCTACCCACCGTTGGAACGAGAGGAGAAACCACCGACTTATGCAAAATCGGGATTCAAGTCCCCTGATGGAACTATCTATGAGGCTGAAGTCGTTCCAAACCTTACTAGCTTTTGTGCGCAGCATGGACTGGAAAGAAGGTGTATGGGACAACTTGGGAAGGGCGAACTTCATTCCTACAAAGGCTGGACACGTCACCCAGAGATCAAGCCAGAAAGAGATTATCATAACACCTATACAGGCCCATCTTTGATAAGCCCTGAAGGTGTTATCTATACCCCTGAAATGATTGATAATCTGACTCAATTTTCTCTCACTCATAGTTTGCAAACGAGCAATATGTCATTAGTTGCTCAAGGTAAACAAGTTGCACACAAAGGCTGGACACGCTACCCACCGCTTGAAAAGCCATCTAAGTATATTCCTGTCAAATCTCCTAATGGAACGATCTATACCATTGATAATATGTCCGAATTTTGCCGCCAACACGGACTTCATAGTAGTGCTATGTCAGCAGTAAATCTTGGCAAACTACCATCTTATAAGGGATGGACTAGGTGTGATCCTGATGTTACTCAGCCGCCCCTGTTTGAATAGCAGAATTTATCAGTCATAATTATTCTATATCTACAATTTAATTGTGACTGAAACTGAAATATTGTTACTATTGTTGCAAATCATGGATGTGTTCACCTCATGTGCCACAAAATTACCTACAAAGTTACCTGTTGTCGTATTTGTGGCACCAGACGCCACATTCGTAATCCACGCATCGGTGTAGCTCAATACATTTGTTACTCACTCCTAAGAGTGGGGCTAATCGTTTCTGTTCCGTTAGCCTCTCTGGTTTCTTTGTTAGGTCATTTCCCAGAGTTCAGACTGTATCTTGGCTTTCGCCCCTGCATTCAGTCGTTCGCGGGTTTGGTGCTACTCTTCATTTGAGCAATCTTCCTGAACCAAACTTCCGTCGGGATTATCTGCCTCCAGACTTTCCCCGATATAGCAAGTGTTTCATGCTAGCTCATGTTATGCGACCAGCAAGCGGCAGCTATGTTTACCGTTTGTTGCGGAACCTCCATTTGTTGCATTGGCAAATGTAAATGAAATTACAAGTGAACGGTTGCCTGCACCTGTAGTGGCAGTATAAACGAACGCGCCTGCTGAAAGGTTGCCACTATACGACTCAACCGGCGTAGTTGCATTCACCTTCAAGTTACCGTTAGTTGGGTTTTCACCAACATTCGGCAGTGGTACAACGTTCGTGCCAATGGCATATGCAGCATTGCTTGTGTATGAAACAGTAGTTAATGCTGTTGCAGCTTGTGATGCTGATGCATTCATGCTGACAACTTGAGTCTGAGCTGTCCCGTATCCTACTGTTAGCTGTGTTACCGTACTTGAAATTGGGGCCGGGTAGTCCAAAGAGATAGCTGCTGGAATAGCTGCTACTGCCAGAGAAATCACACTTGTCTGCCCGTTCGTAAGTGCAGTTGTGAGTGTTGTGCTCCCTGAATTGTTGTTGATGTACAGGTTGTTCCACTGGCTAGAGTTGGAAGCGGCAGCAATGGCAGAGGCAAGGATATTGATTGCGCCCTTGTCAGTTATTACGTTTTTGGTTATTTCGCGCTTCCTGATCTCGCCTGTTTTCGGGTCCCACTGCTTCCACTCCCAAATACCGGTAGGTGCTCCGTGTGTCTCTACCATGTCACACAGTTCAGTGAAACCGCGAGGCCGTACTGATGTGCAACGCCAGTACTCAGGGATATTGATAAGCTCTTGAGTTGGCATCAAATGAATACTCCTTCCACGATGTGGATGAGTGACGAATTAAAACATTGCATACGTATCAAGCATTTTATAGGCACGCTTTGCCCATAAGCTCTCACCGGAAAAGTCTCCTCGTAGCGCTGCTACAACCCGCCGATCTCCACTACTAATATCTGCGGCTCCAAGCGGGTTGAGCCTCTTCGCTAGAATATCGCTCGTCAAGAGGACACACGCCTCACGCACGTCACCCGGCATGGATGCAGCAGGATAGCCAGCCGTGTATGTGATGGTCAAGAACAGATTGGTGGTTCTTGATATCGCTGGTAATAGGCTGTATGTACTTCCCCCGCCACCACTACCGGCAACAAGCCACGGCACACACACGACCTGCTGGCTGGCATCAACGAGCGCTTGCGTGGAGTCATAGCTCACTGGCGTGGCATTGTTTTGCTTGATGGTAATACCTGTTTCCGTTGAGACTGGGAAGTGTCGAGGGCGGAACACCAGCATACTTTGGTTATCGATACTTGCGCGATACGATGGCATACGAAGCGTCTCTGTGTACGTTGCCTGGAAAATTGCCTGCTGCAAGTAGTTCTCTAGTGCTGCCGATGCGGCCACGATCTGATCTGCGAGACTGCCCATAACACCATCACTACATAACACCGTATATTGCGCGTGGGCATAGACAAGCCCCGGAGCCTGAATAGTGATGCTAGACGAGCCCGGTGTGACAGGGGTAGCAACGATAACCACCTCACTACTTGAGCCATCAAAGATAGTAATGTGATCATTACTATTCAGTGCTACCGTGGTAACTGGCGTAACAGATAGTGAGGTTGCCCCAATACTTGCAGCAGCCAACAGACGTACAACATTGCCAATGAGTGAGCCGAGTTCTAAGCCTGTCGGGTTGCGCTGAACATCAAGAACCGTCGCATACAGATTCATCGGTGCTTGTTTATTCCTCTCGTAAGGCACGCCTTTGTGCTCGTTGTGCCTGCCTGGCGAGCCGATCAACTTGCGGCTCGCTGGAATCGCCACGAACAGGTTCGAGATTCTCCAATGCTTCTAGACGCTCCTCTAGATCGTCTATTCTCTCCTCAAGTGAGTTAAGCGTGGGCGGTTCGAGTACTAACGGATCAACGGAAATAGACTCTGACTTCACCTGATCTTCTTTCTTTGTCATAAACATTTTCCTTTATCATGTGAGCATGCTAGCGCCAACAGAATATGTACAGCTATTTGCGTTGTTTGCAACAACCTTGACGCGCCATGTATGCGACAACACATCGGACGCAACCGAGTTAGCAGCGGCGGTCAGCCCGGGATACACCACATAGACATTCGTGCTATTGGTGATCACTGCTGCCCCAGTCAATTGAGCAACATACTTGCCTGACGCCACATCTTTCGCGTCAATTTCTAGCGTTACTGAACCTGTGCCAACAACAGTCATATCCAACACGACACGCACACCGCGCCCACTGGTATTGATCTGGTCAACGGTGGTTTGTGTCGTGGTAAAGGCTGCCGAGGGGATAAGCACAAGATCATTGCCACCACTCACTTTCACCTGAAGGTTTCCACCTGCATCAACCGTTGCCTGCCGCCACGGATACGTCCCGTCTGAAATCTGAATGTTGTTTCCACCAGTATCAGCCAAGTTAACGGTATTGACTGTCAACACGCCACTACTCACGGGAGCCACAGCCCCGGCTATGGCGGTAAACTTGATCGGAAGGATGTTCACATCAGGACCGGGCGCACCGGTCAAGGTTGAGCCTACAACATTGTCAATTCCATCAATACACCAGTAGATGTTATCGCCTTTGTAGTAGATGAAATACTTGTGAACACTGCTATCCTGGGGTTGCTTACCACTTCCGGTAGCGGCAGAGAGGTCTTGTACTGCCACCCTTGTCCCTGACTGATAGGTGACACACATCATCTTGCCGGTAACACCGACCTCGAATCCACAGGCATTCGTGAGAGGAGCCGCCGCCGTAGGGCTGCCTGGACTGGTGCCCATTCCCCAGAAGAAGTACTGATTGGCGACGATAGGCCAAACGATGTTAACACCCGTATAGAACAGCAGCCAGCCAGGGTTAGCTGGCGGGAATGATACCGCACTTTCCAGATACGAGTAGCCTGAAATGGTTGTTCCCGTACCCAATTGCGTGTTTGTTAAAGTATTACTGGCAGCTACTCCACCTCCCGCAGCTACAGGGGCAAGCCATTTATTGGTGATGTCCAAAGTTGCCGTATCAAAGCCATCCTGGAAGAGTTGCGATGGCTCCAATGCCACGCGCAACTCACCAGCCGCCATGATACTTGCACTTGCACTTCCGGTAGCCGTTCCAGTAATGGTGGTTTGTGTAATCATGGGTGCCGACTTCTGCCCACTAGCACCCGCCGTATTGTCGGCAACAGGCGTACCCAATTGAACCGGGAGTACGCCCGCACCGGGTGCCCACCCGGTAGCGCCTGCACGAGCACCCGCACTATCAGTCGGTGTTGGACCGGATGAAAGTGTCATAACGTACTCCTATCTCACTGTATCTGAATGATACACGTAATACACTAGTTAAGACTTATTCCAGTGATTAAACTCCATCCACCTAAAAACTGGTTGATGAGCGTAATGTTGATGTAAGCAGCGTATCCCCACTGCGTCCAGTGAGACTGGTCAGGCGGGTATTCTACAGCGAACATCTCACGATTGACACCAACGCGGAATGGAGGCTTGTCAATGGCGGATACAGGGAAGGGGATGGTAAAGGAGCCGATCATGATTGTGCCTTGCATCAGGTAGGGCAGCATAATCACATCAATCACTTTGCCTGTGGTCTGATTGATGTATTTGGTCACGCGCTGGCCTGCTGTCAACTGGGACATGCCATCACCGATCTGCTGAGTGACGCGGAAGTTCGTACCTGCTGCCACAAGATTAGAGAGCTTTTTGTGATCCTTGATGCTAACAAACATGTACTCGGGATCAGCGTGGGCACTGAGGTACATATTTTCCAGGACAGTATCAATATCAGCAAGGGCAAGTGCGCCATTGGTCGCCGATGGCATCGCAATAATTGGCGTTTCACCAGCGATACCGAGTGAGCCGGGAGTGCCATAGGTGTTGTAGATGAGGGCCTGCGCGCCATCAATAGTCAATGGCATGTTCAACGTGTTGGCATCAGTGGACTTGACCACAATAGCCGTGTTGGTAGCCGTGACCACTGTAGAATAAGCCGTACCAGAAGTAAGGGCCGCAGCCAGTCCAAGGGTAACGGTGAAGTAGCCTTGTCGGATAGTGTTGGCAGGCTGGTTCAGTGTGTTCGCGGAGCCACCAATGAACTGGGTTGCACTACCCTGGAGCCACATGGCAGAGTTAGCTGGCTGTGTTGCACCAATGCCTGCGTACACCTGATACTTCGTAGCCGATGGTACACAGTTGATATTCATCGTGATGGTACTGGTCGAGCCTGTGGTCACAATGGACGTGGCAACTGCTGTTGCACCACCAAAGGCCAGTGTTTCACCGTTTGCATTGAGCGCTGTCACAAGAATCCAGTACGTACCAGCGGTTAACAATCCGCCAGTGGTGGCAGTAGTAAGACCGCCTACTGGAGGTGGGGACCATAACCGCTGTCCTGAGTTAATGAGCCAGAACTCTTCCTCTTGCATCAGGGCCGGGATAAGTTTAGCCGCAACGGTTGCGCGCACATCCCCCTGCCACATTTTGCCGTAGATCTCACTCTCGAACGATACCACGTCACGGTATGCAAGCAACTTGGCGACGTTGGACAGGCTAGCGAACTGATAGGAAAGCGCCGATGGTGTGCCAAACTGCTGTACAGCGGCACCTGCGACGGTTGGACCTGTACCACCGAAGTAGTCCAATACTGTACGCCAGTTGATGGTATCAATGCCGGGCATTGGGTCACGTGGCGTCATGTTGAGTAGCGGGGTCATCTGTGGAATGACAAACTTGGCGGCAGGCTCTAAGTAGTAGCCCGTGAAGTTGGCATTGTTGCCAGCAAAGGTACCATCACGAGTGATTTCACCACCTTGCAATGCATCAATGGTTTCCTTGTTGAAGTTCGTAATGCCCTGGTAGGTATTTGTTCTGACTCGTTCAATGATGTCAGGCGAGAAGTTCGCACCCTCCTGATACGTTTGTGCTCCACTCATGCGTTGCGCGGCGAAGCGTTCGGCTTGAGCCGCGAGCACGTCACGATCAGCGACCATGCCTTCCTCAATCACACCTACCGGGTCTTTGGTGTTGCCTGATGCGATTCGCGCCCCTTCCGGTAACGAATCCTTTGGTACAGTGATAGCCATTATTTATCCTTATTTATTGTGTGCGGCCCCGCGTCGGCTGTGCGGCCAGTGCAGCAGCGGCCACTTGTTTTTCAATCGTGTCGAGTGCGCCCATGCGTTGCAACCGGTTCAGCACGTCAAGCGTTGTTTCCTGCTGTGGTTGCGATAGTTGTGATGGGCGTGGGTCGGTAGCAAGCGTTTTATCCACTGGACGAGCGCCGTTGAGAATCGGGCCTCCGCTTGCAGGCTGCCTGGCTATCACTTCCACCTGACCTTTTACTTCCGCCAACGCGGAACGTACTTCGTCGAGGCTGGATTGAGTTGGGACAGTCTCAAGCCGGGTCACAATCGTCTCAAGGCTCGTTTGAATGGGGGAGAAATCTATCTCAGGAGTATGTGAACGGGCAAAGGTGCCAGCTATGGCATGCATCCTGGTGATTGGCGTGTGTAATTCTTGAGTGATGCGCGTAAGCAGGACTTCAGCAATACGATCAGCCATCTTGCCTGCATCCTGATCAGGGTCTAGTGTCTTATCAGCACCGGGCAGGTCCACGTCATTATCGTTGTCGGGGTCCATAGCGTTGCGCATTGCAATACAATCAGGGCATCCACACGTTTTCATAAGTTGCATCGCGCTTTGTAGGGCACTATCGCGAGCACCATGTAAGGCTGATTGTGTGTCAGAAGAGAGACGTGCACCCGCACGCTCTACCTCTGGCTCTTTTGGTGTTGCGATGACAGCAGGCTCAACTGGTGGTGGTGTCTCGGGCTCAGTCACGTCGATAAGATCAGTCAGACCATCGGCGCGACAAATGGAAAGGCCGTGTCCATCAGGATTGCTTGCATTATCCACAACTGAGAGTTCAGCCAGCTCATAGGAGGTCAGGTAAGGATAGGTTTGCCCGTTCCTCTCGATACTCTCCCACGTGTAGGGCTTGCCAGCGCCAACACTCAGTCCTGATAGTACGCCCTCCTGAATCTTTGTCCAGGTGTCAGGAGCACCTTTAGAGACACGCAACCTGACAATGACTTGTTTTTGCTCATCATCAAACTGGACACCAACGCCTTTACCTACAGCCTTCCTGTCGTGCATCTCGCGTACATTGGCAGTGCGCTCAATCCACTTCTGAAAAGCTTTCTTTGAGGCTTCGTAGGAAAATATCGTGTTAAAACTGTCTACGGCCTCGGAGGTTGCAATGCCCTCCACTTCCCACTTCTGATCGTCAATGCGCGTGATCGGGACATAGAGCATGGGGCACTCTGGCATAACGGCGCGTGTGGTATCATCTTTGCTGGTATCAGGAGTATCAGTCATTGATTCATGATTGTCGGTGGATTCTACTGTCCGGCTACCATCATCTTTTTTGCCTGTTTCCCAACTATCCGGCAACTTCCATCCGTTCGCTTTTGCTTTACCTCGGATACATGCTCGAACAGCATCAGGATTATCTGCGTGTCCTGCTAAACTTGCAGCGTTATCAACGTCTTTCTGATTTCTCACCGGAAATGAGCGATGTGGACCACAAAACGCTGATGCTGGAATAGCATCTCTTTCCTTCTGTGGAATGTATCGCTCAATACCTTCTTCATTCTCAGGCCATACGGCTACACGCTCAACCTCTGGCGTTGCGGTAACGGGCTCAATAGGTGGTGCTACTGTCTGCTGTTCTGTATCGGTGTCAATTTGTGCCATACATACCTCAGTTAGCGGTGTGGCACAACTGCCGCCGCCGCGAAAATGTGCAATAAAAAACACCATCGATTGTGGCTCGATGGCGCGTGATTTGTGTTTGTTTAGTTCTTAGCCCTGATGAGGGTTATCATTGCTTGCAGTATAGCATGGGCTAGCAAGATATGCTAGCGATGTATGAACAAGAGACTTGTAGCAACTTCCAATCAATCATAGTGGCTCATGGCCTTCCTCTCATCACTCCCTTCATACGCTGAAACACCATCATGAACTGTTTATACACCACGTGGTCCTTGTGATCTTCCCGAATGAGCCAGTACACCAACAACGCCATGCCCATCGGTGAAGTGGTCAGGCCATGACAGAGCGTGCCGATGGTCGTCTCAATTAATACTGGTGTGCAATCCATCGAATGTGCAATATCCTGGTAGATGATCTGTGTCTCTTCTCTCATGAAGCAACTTCGTCAAGATTTCGCGCACGATTGAACACTTCACGTACCTGATCAGGCGTTGTACACTCGACCAGTTCGTCACTAATCCGTCGATGAGTGTCTGGAGGTATCAATGTTGTGGTAAAGCCGCGTAGTGTACGACCCGCCTTCACATCATCTATTGCCCTGGTCCGCCATTTACGGTAATCGGGCGAGGCGTCATGTGTCGCAGAGCGGGAATCAATCGAGCTTCCTCCATTTGCATGATCATCTGTATCCTCATCTCTTTTAACAGTTGCTCTTTCTTCTTGGGATCGCTCAATACTCGCTCCATCGTCTTGACTTGACGCTTCCGCTTGCTCTTGTTGTGAGAGTAGTTGAAGGAATTCGCTAACTGTGTAACGCTTTTCTGTCGTTTGCTTCGTTTTGCTTGCGTTTTGTGGCTTCTTCCCTGTTCCTGTCTGCTGCGCTTTACCTTGTTGTGTGCCAGTGCCATTGGTGCCCTGTTCCTCCTCATCTGTGCTGTCATCTGGTGATGGCTGTGTTGCTAACTGCAATCCTGCGAGTTGTGCCTGCTTATGCGCGGCTCGTATTGTCGGGTCTGCGAGGTCCTCAAGGAATACTGGGCCTGTCTTCGTGAGAATGTATGGGCCCGTCTGTGGGATATCAGGAAAATGCATCTCGTGTGCAACATCACTTGGTGAAATGACGCCCCTATCAATGAATCCACCATATGCAGCAGATAACGTTTGTAAATCTTCTACCTCTTCGTAGCCTGCAAAGCCAAATATGAAGCGATCATCATGGAACTCATCACGTAAGATGTTCGTGCATATCATACCGTACATGACGGTAAGAGGGAAAAGTGTACGACGAAACAGCATATTCTGCTGGCCTTCGTCGGCTGATTTGTGGATGGTCTCGGTGAATGAGATGTCACCCATACCCAAGCCGTAGTCGGCAGCGAAGTAGTTAAGCAAGAACTTATCGAAGTCACACGTGAGTTGATATTGCTCTAACGGAGTATACTTCATCCCCGGCTGTGTGAACTTCATACGCATCTGCTGTTGTTGCGACCCGGCGATAAGCGCGTTCCACATTTGTTCGAATGCGTCGATCTGATCTGGTGTCCAGTTGGAAGCCTCGGGCACCTCCATGATTGCGAATGGCTGGTTGCCTTCCGTGAAATAGCTCAGGTCTTTCTTAGCCTTACGTAACGCCTGATTGACACGAATCATCACCCGCTCAACACGCGAGCGGCCATATGGTGTATTGGCCTGCGGTGACTCTCGGAAATAGATCATGTCTTTGGGAGAGTAGATTTCACCCGGTATCCCCCACGGGAACTGTTGATAGGCTACAATCGCGCCCCAATCATCGAGGAGTGGCTTGAGTGTATCTCCCTGGATGATAGGGAGCTTGAGGAGACGCCCGGCGCGATCACGTTGCTTGTAGATGTAGAGGGCATCAATTTGTGTTTGCTCTACCACCGCGATGCGCAGCCAGCTATGGAAGTCATTGATGCCGTCTGGACGCTCAAAGAACTTACTATAGGCTGTGACCTCTTTTTGATAGTCCTTGAGGTTTGCGCCACCTTCCTCCAGATCTGGACGTAATTGTATCTTGATAGTGAGTTTGGGGATGAGGTCAAGCCATACTTTTTCGCAGAGGGCAATGCCATCACAGAGCATCGCCAGATTGCGAATTTGCTGGAAGGCCGGGACATCCTGGTTACCAAGCGTGCGGTCGACAGTGAACGTATTGTACCCTAATGGATACTGAAATAGCCTGGGCAATCCTTTTGGGTCTGCACCCGCCTGGGTATCCATAGGTGTACCCGGCGAGAACATGTTTGCGTCATTCGATACTTTGCCGGGGCGTCCCATCTGCGCAATGATAGCTTGTATTTGCGCAGGGGAGATCACATTGCCACCCGTTGGAATATTGGCACGTTCTATCATTGCTTGTTTGCGTCGGTTGCGTCGGCTCATACCATTGTCCCCCTCATGACCTTCTCCCATATTTGCGCATCATGCAAATCATGCAACTCCCACATTGAGCAGATCGGAGTATACGCACGTTGATCAGATGGCACATTCGGCGTACAGCGGCAAAGCATCCCATCACGATAGGCGAAGTCCAAACCATACCACGGCGTGAAGATCGTTGCTGTGTTCGTGTAGTTGCGCACACAACCTGCCAGAATACGAACCTGATCATCGTCGCTCATGCTGCTGCCCCCTTGATCTTTGCTAGTCGCTGCTTCATGGCGTCCAGGTGTTCCCCCGCAGTCATTTCATCCGGCAACATTAATTCAGTGAGCGCCCACACCAATGCATCAAGCCTATCTGGTGACTTCTGCCCTGTCAGCGGTTCCCACTGGCATTGTTGATCCTCTAAGAGAGAAAACATACCAACATGATGTACATTGCCCTGTTCATAGAGGGAGGCAATAGGTTCAGCACGCGTATACTTTCCCCGGCTAGCCCATACTGCTTTGTAGGATATTTTGCTCTCATTGCCACCTCTGCTATCAGCAGCTCTTATATTTGCCTCCACCAATGCACCCCCATTATTCTTTTCACCTATGATTCGATCTGCCTTGTATTTCTTATAAGCCGTGATCGCCTCAGTAGCCCAGGTAAGTGGCGATGCTTGCAGCGACTTATCATCTAACACATAGCCATGCCCATTACTGGCAAGTCCTGCAACCACAATACCTGTCTCTGCGTTCTCGTCTGCTGCTTCTTCACTTTTATTTGATGATGGGTCCGCTACAGCAGGATCAACCGCCACCACAATACGTATGAGATGGGGATATTCAGTCACGCGATGTGCCTCAATCATTTCCTCACGTTTCCACAGTGCCCCTTGTGAGTCATCCAGTATTTCAGCAAATAATTCTTGTCTGCCTGTTCTCGTATTCGCGTAACGACGTTTGAACTGTTCAAGGGCTGCAGGTGCAAGGTTGGCTTCATTGTCAAATGTAGTGCCCCGTGTCACGTGAACATCAGGACGTTTGATAAGCTCTCTTAGGAATTTACTAGGCTTGGGAGTAGTCGAAATGATTGCGCGTGGCTTCTGTCCTAATCGCAATCCGAACATTGCGTTGTCCCAAGTTTGCGATAAGTACTTCCACGCACATAATTCCTCGCACCAAAGTCGATGATGCTGGGGACCTCTTAAACGCTCGGGTTCTTCAGCGCTAAAAAGTTTATAACGCGTTCCATTTGTGAGCACCAATTCACCGAGCGAACGATTCCACGTTGCAACCTTATCAGGAGGCAAGATACGTAGCAATCCTGACTCACCCTCGATACACGTATCCCGCGCATCCTGATACGTCGGAGCAATGATGCCCATACGGCTATCTTTGTGTTTTAAGCCATATGCCTTGAAATCTTCTGCGTCAGTTCTCGTTTTTCCTGCGCCACGTCCGGCCAGATAAATCCATACATTCCAGTCACCAGAGGGTGTCATTTGTTCAGGGCGTGCCCAATACTGCCAATCATAGGCAAGTGCATATATTTCTGCGTCACTAAGACTTGCAACGAATGCTTCTTGCTTCTGTTTGGGTAGGGAAGCGATCTGCTGAACAAATGTCGTCATGGAGTATTAGTCCTCTTCTCCCTGTCTAAGCATTTGTAATTTTTGAAGTAGCAATTCTTTTGCGCCATTAATATCTATTGAACCAGAATGCTCTATTTGTTGCTTATCCCGATATTCACTCATAAGCGATTTTGCATGGAAGATCAACAATGTATCCGAATATTTCCGTACTGTTCCCGCAAACTTTGCCAACTGATAGACATCCTCATCCCAACCTTCAACGCCACGCCTATAAATTTCTGCTCTGATTGTGTCTTTCGCTTCCTCTTTTGCGAGATTAAAGGCAAAAGAGAAATCTTCATCTTTTTCTAGCCATTGATAGACCGCCTGACGACTCACACCAGCAGCACGCGCCGATAACATCACATTGGCATTCAAAGCAAACGATTCAAGGAAAATGGCTTTCTTATTACGTGGACGTTTTTCTGCCGTCAAGTTCTCGTCAATTCTCGGTCTACTCATTCCCTATTCACCATCCTCACGTACTGACATCAGCGCCAACGCACCCGGTATCATCGTGTTGTGTATCAAGCAATATTGAATGCTGCCCAGTATCACATCGAAGCAAATACATGTTCTAGTAATGCGTGGAGGCAACAGACGACGCCAGATGCCACGTCTCAGATTACCCTGGTAGATTGGCGCATCGCACGCGAAACACTTACCGATTAACTCTGGCATGGATACTCCTCTCTAATAGATACCATTTACTTTCACTGGTATCTCATCAATCATTTGTACATGGAATGAGCGGATATTCTCGTTATCGCGCATAGCACATTTCATTGCGTAAAGGTCGCCATAATACTCACCCTCTTTAGGAGAGAAGCCACGTACATAGACAGACCTATCAACGTGAATAAGCCCTTCAGCGAAATACTGTCTCTCATCATCGTTATCAATATAGAGGAGGAGGAACCGATACATAACTACCTTTCACTAGATTGCACGCAAAAAGCCGTTGGCAGGTGTGGCGCAACGGCTCGTGGGATATTCTTGTTTGATGGAAGTATAGCACGCGTTTACAAGCGGTGCTAGCCTACTATCTTCTTCTGTTGCTCTTGCCAGTCTTCAACGTCACTCTCAACATCAAGTACAGCCTTCTTGAGTTGTGTAAGATATGCCTGTGTAGCCTTTGTGTCATCCTTGCACAGTTCACGCCAACCTTGTAGTAGATTGCCTAAACTGCACACACTTTTACGCACACGATGCCTGCGACACAAGAGGAGAATTATAGCTTGATGGTAATCATCAAAGCCCACCTCTGCTATCCCATGAGGGTATGTAGCGTCTTGCATACAATGGATCAATGTTGTCTTCATGAATGCTGATGCTCACTTTCGCGCATCTCTTCTCGTGACGCAAACTCTTTGATCATCAATCGTGCATCTCCAATCGTTTTGCATGCCCCCAGGCTCACGTAGATGTTGTGCAGGAGATGCTGCACAGTATCCTTCTCCTGCATGCGATAACAGCGACACGGCGCTATCACAGAGCGAATCATCCGATGCTCGTCGTACTGTACTGCTGTATCCGTCTGTCGGTAGGAGTGAGCCGTCTTAAGGCCACCACACACGAGATGATAGATATAGATGACTTCACCGTCATCAACCAGCAGGCTATCAGCATCTGCGAGAATGTGCGTTGATCCGTGGCGAGCGAATTCTTTTATTGTCATTCCTTGCCTACCTCCTGCTTGCGTACTTTGCGGCGAATGGTAACTGAAGGTGTGAGGAGTGTGGTAAGCATCTCTGTCTGTTTGCAAAGTTCTTGGTAGTGATTTTCAAGCATCTCACTTTGCCGCAGTAGTTCTTCATCTTGCGAGGAGAGATGTCTCATAATTTGCTCGATGTCACGGTAAGAGTTTTCAACATCTTTAAATTGTTGATCAGCTTGTATCTCAGCCTTACGACTCAATACTTGTTGCCCGAATGCCAAAACAGGCAATGCCCATAACTGTATAAGATTCGATAGAAATAACAAGAAAGAAAACGGGTATCTATCACCATTAAACACCCATATACCAGCGGTAGCAAGAACCATCCATATAAGCATCCAGGCTATTAGTGCATAGAACATCCATATATTGCCAAACTTATTGGTGATGAATACCGCTAACTTGTCATCGAAGCCAGCAGCAACTTGTTCTGTTCGATGGATATGATTGGCATTACATACAATATGCGGGTGTAGCTCATGTTTGTGCAGGCTCCTCAATCAGCCCCCTCCCATCTGCCATCAGTACGGGACTCTCTCAAGATCATCTCAGCCTGTTGCAGCACATCATCATAGCGCAACCATGCCGACGTGTCATACATCTGGTGGAAGTATTGGCACGCTTTGAATGGATGAATCTTCACATGCACCATAGATCCACAATGAGGACAACACACCCGCTCACTATGCCCGGTACAATACGGTGATGTACTCATGGTCCCATACGTCAACAAGACAATCCCCGGCGGCAGCTCCGGCTTTCCACAAAACGTGCAAAGTGGGAAACGTGACTCATCTGGTATCGGCATCTCTGCACCTTCCTCACTTGCCCACCAGCGCCGCGTACTCCGCCAACACAGCCTGATTGCTGGCCTTCTGCAAGTCAGATGTGAAAACGAGCACAGCCATCGCACCTTGAGCAAGAGCAGTCTGTACATCAGCATCGAGTGTCGCGCCGCTTGTAGCAGTGTCATTGCGCTGTTCAGACAAGAGCGGCCAGCCATGCGGCAACGAAGCAAGGCTACTCGGCAAAGACTTCCCACCAATGAGCCCATTATCTTGCACCCAAACATTCCTATTGTTCAGCTTTACAATGTAATCAATCACTTTTTGCTCATTGTAACCCGACGTTCCACCAATGAATGAGGCATCGGGCATCAGAGCGAGCGGCGTCTTTGTAAAGTTCTGGACGTACATATTGATCATAGACGTAATAGCCCCGTACCACAGAGCGTCAGTATAGCCAATTCCCTGCCAGTTCTTGAGGAGGTTGGGATCTTTCCCCGTATCGGGTTTCGTCTCTCCACCATCGCCTATGCCCATTTCAATGCAGGTGACGTGTGGGTTGCCATCATACTTAGCGGCTAGCGCATGAATGAAATCAGCCAGATTAGAGAGGAACTTGGGATTCCAGTACTCCGGCTTGATCGAGCCATCGCTGTCTGTTACATGCTTGACGCCCTGGTCAAATACCCATTGCGGCGTGCCTTGTCCTGAGTTTTGCGCTGGTTGCCACTTCTTCCACCCGGATGCAGAGACGCGAATAATCACCGACTTACCAGCCGCTACCCAGGGCTTCATGTCGTTATCGATCACAGACCAGTTGTATTGCCCTGCTTGTGGCTCCAACTGTGCCCAATAGTAGGTAAGGACAGTCCCGGCCACATTGGCATTATCTGAGAAGAGTGCGGTGTTGCTCATGTTATTGAAGGCAAAGATGCCCCTGAAACCAGAAGCAGCAGGCGTGGTAACAGGTGGAGTTGTAATCGGAGGGATGGTAACAGGTGGTGGAGTGGTTATACCTGCGTCGGCTTTTAGTTGCTCAAGTACAGGCGGGATAACGTTGTTGTAGAAATTGAGAATATCGGCTGCTGTCGTTGTATAGGATACTCGCCAGAGTGGGTTGCCACCGGCATCTTTCTCTGTTGTCTGTGATAGGTCCATAAGATCATTCTCCCCGTAGCCATTGAATATGGAAACTTCCAAATTGTTCTAAATGTTCCTGCATCTCTGCCAATGTATCAAAGCAGTTGGGTTGAAGTTCGTTTGAGTCAAGATGTACACGCCCAGATTCATACAACGCACCCTGGCAATAGCAGGTCCGCAATCCATTCTTCTGTCGCCGACGATTGTTGAATGAAAGGTAAAACAATCCGCATGATGGTACTTCTTCAGCAGGCGCATCAACGATCATCCTATCAATAAAAGTTGCTCTATTAATTGGCAGGAGCGTAATATTGCCTTCCGTATTTCTTTGGCCCATGTTTCCCCTCAAGGCGCTAAGACCGGAACAATATGTAAATACATCACCACGAGGCCAGCAACACTCAAAAGAAATAAAACAATCACCGCTACCCCAAACAAAAAGTCATCATCACTCATCATCGAACCGCCAATACACTCACTAACATCAATAGCACAGCAGTCATCACAATCACACACCACCAGAGCACGTCACCAATACCCGGCATTCTGACAAACACCACCAGGAAAAGATCGAGCGCCGCCAATAGTTGCGTAGCCCAGGCTAACGACTTCCATGCAGGCCGACCCCACCGTGGCTCTGTGCATTGCCTGTTCCCCTGTTGCCGTCCCTGTGGGCCAGGATAATGCCATGCTGCCATGTCACATCTCCTCATCGGCCTCTTGCGCTGATTGCTCTGTATGAGGCACGATCAGCCCATTTGAAAGAGCCAGCAGTACCAAACCGCTCACAACCAAACACAAAATGCCAAACATCCATACCCAAAGCATCATCGCGCTCACCTCCGCGCTCTCAGTAGCATCACAATCAGTACAAACATCGCTAACGACACAACCAGTTCAAACAGCCAGCAGCCATAGCCGATCGTCGGGACCGCAGACATACACTGGAGAAACAGATCTATCACAAACATGTAGAGGATGGTCCACTCTAGCGTGTCGTTGCGCTGCGTGTGCCAGGTTGGTGTGGTTGCTGCGTAACGGTATCGCGCCATCGTTGCTCCTACGATCTACAAGACAATAAAAAAACGGCATCGAACCTCCAATAAAAAAGGTTCGATGCCGGAACTTTCATTAGTACTGTCGCATCATTCGATATTCAGTTTTTAGTCGTCGTCTTTAGTCAAAAAGTCTAAAGTTGCTTTGATACGCTTAACGATCAGATTGCCTTTAAAATCAATGCCCTGAGCATCAAAACAGATACGGGCCCAGCCATTGTTCTGTGATTTGACGACTCCAAGAGCCCTGTCTAATTTCTCGGCAACTGGCGCAAGATACGGTAACTTGATCGCAAGCATCTCTTGAGTTTCTTTACCGAGTGCCATCGCTTGCCCGCCTTAGCTATTCTTAGCATAAGCATAACATGGAAGCAGGCAAGTATCAATGTGCCATCTTGTGCTATTCACCGCCTGTGATCATTTTTTCACTCCCTCCTTCCTCTCTTTCTGTTTCTCTACCAATCGAGCTCTTATCCTGGCTCTATGATGAGCACTACAGATGTTCCCCTTCAATTCATCATACATCGTGGGCTCCCTGCCTTCGCACATATAGCATGGCCGAGTTGATTGATTGGCGCTCATAACTTTCTCTCACTCTCCTCAGTTGGAAACACCATCTCCAAAAACCTCACAGCTTCCTCACCCGCTAACGGTCCAATCACCATGCCCGTCGGCTCCTCCACCTTCCCAGCCAACTTCTCCTGTCGCCATTGCGCGACCAGGCGGTCCATTTCCTCTTGCGTCATCGCCTCTTCATCCATCATTTCCCTCTCACTTTCTTATCGCTCTCGCATCGAACACACTACGAAATTCTCACTTTTCGGTTCGCCAGATACGACCGTACACTTCCGGCCTTAATCAATTTTCCTTCCTGATCTTCTGCCAATAACTTCCCCTGTTTGCGTAACTCTCGGACGTATCTTTCGGAACAATTGAGTACCTCTGCTACTTCCGCGATGATGAGCGGTTTACGTCGCGTTAAGATGTTAAGGGTGGAAGTATGTTGTTCCGTGGAACCTCCACCATTTGCGCTATTCTCTTCGCGAACTACTTCCACTTCCGGGTCAGTTATTGGTTCCTCAGTATCGACAGGTTCCGTATTATAGAGATTTTGGTATTGCTCCTCAGATACTTCCTCAAAAAGTTCCGCGTCTTCGTCATCGGTAGGAAGTAAATTGCTTCCACCATCAATCTTACTTTGAGTGCCCAGAGGAGATATAATTTCCTCCTGTTTTACTTCCACTTTTTGAGCATGATTGAGCGTGGCTATCTCCTGTGCTTTCAACCTCCAAAACCGGGCACTGGCGGGGCGTTTCATTCCCAAGTAATCAGCGATTTGCTCGTCTGTAGCATCAGGATATCGTTGCAAAAAGGCTACTGTTAGAACCAATTTATCTGACTCATCAGTGGAAGGCTGCACATCCACTTTTGCTTCCACAGATTGAGGCACTTCTGGTAGAGATGCAGGTTGCACTTCTTCCTCCTGCACAATCTTCTTGATCCCTGTTACGGTTTCCTTGCCAGCCTGAACAGTGCCCAACACGGCACCCTTTACGCGACCCTGAATACTTCCACCTTGTACCTCTTTGAGTTCCTTTTCTACTTCCTTCCGATCACGCAATTCTGTCAACCGCGAGCGCATCTCCTCAACAGTTTCAACCTTCTGATTCATGACCGTATGGAGCATCGCAGTGTAGGCTAATGAAAACAATGGAACAGCCGAGATAATACAGGGGGTAATGTAGCCAGTGGTCGTAATACCGAACGCGATACTGATGTTCCATATGTCTGCCTGGCGGATAGGATCGTTATTCATCCCGTAAAGATAATTGGCATACCAGGAGAGGAGAGAGAGAGCAACAATGAACACCCAGGTCACACCCGACCTGGCACCCTTACCTGCTACCTGCACCCAGGACAGCCACGCAATCATCACGTCAATACCTACAGCTACACCGTAGGTTGTAACGAGTGTATACCAGCTTCCATCCTTCGGCTCATAAGATTGGTAGAGCCAGGCCACGTGTGGGATAGAAACCGCCAGAAATGATAAGAACGCACCCCAGAACAAACCAAGCGTGATAATGCGCTGCACCTTCGAGACAGCCTTCTCCTCGTGCGCGATAGGCTGCTGTGGTTGCCCTTGTTGTACCATCGTTGCCATAACTACAATCCTTTCACTACTACAAATCAAACTCAATCACCGTCTCGTCCGACTTACGAGACTTTCCGTTGCTATCTATAGCGCCGAAGTAATCAATAACATCAAGGTCGCCAGAATATACGATAGTAGCAAACAATCTTACCAGGCCAGAGTTGTCGGGAAGAATAACATGAGAGTAACTAACGCTGTGGATAGTGACAACGGTTCCCAAGCGATTAATATATTCGTTCAATCTACGGTGTCCTCTGTTCACAGAACCTTCTGTATAACCGCCGTTATCCTCATGCCACCCGCGATCGCCAAAAAATGTGAGCACTTTATGGTGCTCGTACTTCCTTGCTGACATCCTTGTTATCCTCCTATTTGCTCTTTAAATGGCTCTGTGTGGGCTAGTGTGTGTGTCGGAGTAAATCCGTGTGCATGGCTCTACAAGCGGCACACAGAGCCACGCACGCACACACACAGGACACACACACTAGCTAGCCCTCTTTAAACTTCTAATATTCACGCATTGAATACATGTGCGCCAAACACGTCCATTCTTCTCTCGAATCCGTGTATTGTCAGAATTGAAAACATGGCCTCTAATACAACACAACTTTCTAGCATGTTGATTTTTAGTTAGTTGTCGATGTGTTGTTTTATCTAGTGCTACTAAGTGATCGGGATTGATACAGTCCCTTGTTTCGCAATCGTGATGTACTTCATATCCATCGGGTATAACGCCATGAGCTTTTTCGTAGGCTTCACGATGGACATACACTTTACTACCCTTAGACATGTAGTATCCATATCCATGAGGATCTGTTTTTCCGCAGAAGAGAATGCAATTATCCCTCATCTTCAGCCTCCATCTTCTCGATAGCCATCTGAATTTTCGGCTGAAGATTACGTGCCTGATTTGGATTTATCTCAAGTGCGGCAGCAAGTTTACTGATAGAAGTGTGACCTTCTAAGTAAGCATTGATACCACGCTGTAGTAATTCAGCTTCTTTATTCACACGAGGCGGACGCTTTGGCTGCAACTCTTCCATATCAGCCAACCTACGAGTAACGGCTGGCTCAAGCATCTGAGTCTGATTTACACGGGTAAGATTACCCAGGCCAGGAGTATAGCTGTAATTCTTAGTGAATCTCTCACGAATACGGGTGCGGAAACCGATAATGTTGGGCGGCCAGTGCAGGCGGAATATGAACACCTCACCCTGCAACATGCTAAGAACTTCATTTCTATCCAGACCACGTTTCTCATACCCAGCAAGATCAATGGGCTCGTTCTGCTTCAGTAAGAACATCCACTGTGCCTGCATTACCTGCTTGTTGATACGGCTGTATTTCTGAGTTGCAAACGTAGAACCTATGGCTCGTTTAAGGCCCTGAGCAACCACTGTATTGAAGAATGTCTGATGAAGCAGGGTTTGATGTTCTTTGGTCACGTAACTATCAGCCAGATTTTGTGGCAACCACTTATGGGCTTCATCAAGGACAATCTCTGTTGGAATGCGGTATTCAACATCGCGCTCTTGCTGCCAATCATTGATACCAGCAACAATCTCAACCATAATTACGGCTGCGTCATCATCTGCATATGACTTCAGGTTTACAACTACCTGTAATCTCTCTTCTACGATACGACGGCCAAAATCATAGGCTTCATCTAGTTCAAGGGCTTCGTAGCAATGTTTGGCATGGCTCTCATTGCGCCAGTTCTCATGGCCTGCGTGAACCATACGCTGTAGGTGCTTTGGGTCAAGCAGGCCATCATACTCATCTTCAGTGTCAAAAACGCATATCGGCATACCTGTTGGACCCATGTTCTCAACAAGCACTGCTATCAGGTTGCTCTTGCCAGAACGCGTGATACCGCACACAAACTTTGTTGCTGGCACCAGGCTATGGATAGTGGGATTGAAGTTGGGTGCTAGATTTGCCCCTTCCTTTTCGAAGATTTGCGGTGGAGGACCGTCACCATCCACGGCTCCATCATCATAGCTGATGACGCTGGTAGAGGAAGCAGGAACCAATGCTCGGCTTGTGCCCGCTATAACTTCTTCACCCTGTACCGTTTCAGGCTCATACCCAACCATCAATTGGGCAAAGCCTTTGCGTGTTAGGTGCATGTTCTCTATCTTGCGCTTCGCCAGCTTCACCCCCAGGATGAACAGGCCGAGGATCACCCCGGCCCCAATCATCGCAAAGAAGATCCCCTGCATGCCCAGATGGAGACTTTGCGCAGGAACAACAATCAGTGCAAGAAGCAGGAAGTACACCACGATATAAATTGCCGTGTAATCCTTCTTCGGCTGCTCGTATACCACGAACTCTTGCGCCTCTTCATCCCAATACATATCTTGTTGTTGTGCCATGACAGATATCCTTTCTAATCGCCGCTATCGCGATGCATCAGGTTGTGAGCTGCTGCAAACCCGGCGGTGATGTACTCGATAGAGCGAACAAAAGCGATAGTGGAAAGGGCATACAAAGCCACGGCGTAAATGAAAATCACGAATACCTGCGTTCCAGGGTCCAGGTGCATCGTGTAAGATTGAATGAAGGTATAATCCCCGATCGTGTCCACCACAAAGCCGAGCGCACCCCAGATCAACACAAGGTTCACATGCTGTATCATCTCAACTGCGGTGTTGCGCATAGCCTGTGCTTTATCGGCTCCGCCACTGCTACCACCAGCCGCCACACGCATATTGTGCTTTTTCCAGGTGGTGTCCAGTCGCCAGGTCAGCATCGTCAGTGCAAACTGAAAGCTAAAGGCGATCAGCGCGCAAATACAGAAGATGACCGGCTGTCTTTGTGCATCTATCGGAGTGCCAATCGGGTTGAAGATAAACCAGAACGCCGTGAAGGTCGTCACCATCTGCCAGATGTTGGCGGCAAACCCTGAGAATGTGCCAATACCACCAATGACGTACATCGCACCGGGGGCCGTGTGGACCGTCTCATCGGGCGCTTGCCGCACAAACACACGCTCGCGTTGCTTCGGGCCAGCCCCATTGCTACCGGTTGACCCACCACCAGAGGAGGTGGACTTCTTTTTGAGGTAGTTATATGCCATCCTTACGCCTTCTTTCTGAACGTTTGTACGATCGCGTATATCATGCCGACAATCGTGAGCACACCCTGGACAACATAGCCAATGAGCATGGCTGTGCCTGCGTGAAGGGCTCCATCATGGAAGTACAGGCTGTCCAGCAACCCGTTCACGACGATACAGAACACGTTGATGCTAGTAGCAATGAATAATCCCTTAGTCACCCGGTCCATACTAGCGTCCCTTCTTCACAACTACACGCGCTACAACAATTCGACTCGCAAGAACCACCGCCATCATCAGCACATTCACGGCAATCACCACGTTCCAGTTGTTCGTGTTGCTGCCACTCGCCAGGCTCATCACGGTGGCAAATCCATTGATGAGCATCTGGAATATCAGCACCTGGATCGCTAGATCGTCCAACTTCCTCATGCTTGCCCCTGCTGCTTCTCATCCAACAAAGGTATCTTGCCCGTCCTCAAGTTAATCGGCACGACCAGGGTCAACAGAGCAACCTCGTGCAGTTCCTCCTTGTTCAGTGGGTTCGTTGGGCTGCCAAATCTGGACCACAACTCTTTGAATCTCCGCTTCTGCTCCTCAGTCATTCTCGAACATCCTTTCATCTTGCACCACAGGCGGCCTCCTGCTAGAATGCAAGATGCCGTTTTAGTGGCTCGCAACTGCTACTCGGTCACTGCTCACTCAGTTGGTTTGGTCACTGGACTGAGTGAGCATACAAAAACACACTACGCTTCCTGCAACTGTTCCTCGTCAAACCATGCCGGGTCCAACCGTGTCTCCTCAAGCGATGCACCATCCCATGATTTGCGCTCAGTTTTACGGCCTCGATCAAACACACACCAATAATCGCTGGCATCAGCGCGCTCAACCACGGCTGACTCTCGCTCAATCCCAGCATCCACTTCCGTCACCAGCACTCGCTGACCCACCCGAAACTTTAACATTCTCTCTCTCGCTCCTCTCTCACCGCTCTCGCCGAACGATGCACTACTCTTGCTTAGTATCTACACCGATACGCTTTAGCACGTCGGCTTCAGATAGTTTTTCGATGGTTCTTTCGCTCCCCATGTATCTAGATAGCTGCTTGCCTGCTTCTCGGCGTTTGGCGTAGCCATATCGTGTTTGATATAGTTTTGTCCAATTTAGCCGCCATCCATGTTTCTTGAGCAAAGCTTTTAAGCTCTGTTCATCCACCATGCATCACCTCTTTTGAACTAGCCTCATACGGCATAGATTAATTGTAACCCTATAAGGTCACAAAGTCAAGAGATTTTGCAGGTAAATTTGGTTAATTAATAAAATTAACACCTATATTGTATCATATCACCATTTTAGGAAGGGTTTCATTGCGGGTTTGTTTGTAATCGTGTATGCTGTAAGAAAAGTAAATTTAGTAAATTTTACAAATATCCGAAAGGTAATTTACTATGCCGCAGCGCAAAGCACCACCTTCTGGCTACTGTACGGCTACTGAGGCAATGAAAATTTTAGGAAATAAAATGCTCTATCGGTATATTGAGCGTGGGCTTATCCATCCTCTAGGGCCTGAGATCCGCAAACACAAGTATTACTCGATCAGTGAACTAGAGCAGGTTAGAGCCCAGGAAACAGCTTTCTATAATCCACCTAAGACAATTGAGCAAGCACTACAAAATCACACCATTTCTTTTAGCCGGGCTACACCAGACGATATGGAAGGTGTCTATGCTGTAGCCTCCAAGCTTTTTCACCACACGACAAGTGCTGATGCTCGCAAGCCTCTGGTAGATCGCTGTCCAGATGGAAACTACATCTTGAAGGACAATGGCATCATTGTTGCTTACATTCACTTACAGCCATTGAAGCATGATCGGCTCATGGAATTTATGCATGGAAGGCTTAGGGGTTGGGAGCTTTCCGTTGACGATTTACAATGTTTCCCTATAGGCACATCTATAGAATTGTTAATAAAAAGCGTCGGAGCCTATGCCGAGAAACCAGCGATGCAACGGTTCTACATGCAACGCCTTCTCGTTGGTACTGCTCATGCTATCGCACAACTCGGAAGTAAAGGAGTATATATTACCAAGTTGTACGCCACCAGCGAGACGCCAACTGGCATTGAAATGGCGATAAGAGCAAAGATGACTTCCATGGGTCCAATGAAGGGGTCCAAGGGAATGAAGCGTTACGCTTTTGTGCTAGATGTGGCTACATCTGATCTACAGTTAGTACATCCCTATCAAGTAGCGTATGCCATGTGGCAATCAGAACGCACTGCACCAGTCCGGGCAGCAGTTACATCTCTAAAGAAACCTCCACCAACGGCAACCATAAAATCAAATCGGGACTCTCTACCAGCCGATATGACAAACTTCACGCATTTCTACCGACGACACATGATCGCTGACGCAACGGCTGGCCGAGCACGTATTAATGGAAAGATTACGGCAACAGCAGGGAAATGGAGGGACGAAACTGGGCATCCAATCCAATGGGCACTTGACCAGGCGCAACAGAGCGACTTTTGCAAGTACTTCAAACTGTACTCTCCAGATGCGAAGCTTGTAGAGTGTGGTAATCCTGATTGTGTCTGTCATTTTGTATGAATCAAAGGAGCCTTGAGTGCCTGCTCAAGGCTCCTACTCACTCAAATGTTCTTCCACCAGATA